ATAGCACTTGTTTCTCCAAAACAAATAGCTCTAGTAGTTTGAGGAGTACCTAAAGTAACAGTGTAGTTACATGTAGTAGATAAGCTTCCAACTGATGAAACGCAAGATGATGATGCATCTGTCAATGTAGCTTGGAATTCATAATCACCATTTACTGTTGTTCCAGAGCTTAATGTTACAATTCCTGTTATTGAGTCTATAGAAAACACAGCGGTTGAACCTACTGGTGAAGAGATAATTGCTAAAGTATAGCATAATTCTTCTGTGTTATTAGTAACATCCGCGCTACCATTTACACCGTTAGTAAATTGACCAAAAGATCCACTTGTTGAAGTAGTATATCCTGTAGATGTTCCTCCACATGCTTGTTGAACACCTGAATCTGTTCCAGTTGAAGGAGTAAATCCTCCTATTGTAGGGGTTATATTTGTTAAATCAATAGTTATTTGATTGTTTAATGTATCTATAAAAGCACCACTATTATAACTAGTTTCAAAAGATACTTGAAATTGATTTGATTTTGATCCTGAAGAAGCTCCAAACCAAAATAATTGATTTGTTTGAATATCAAAATCTACTAATGAAGCACCACCACCAGTTGATCTAATAGTAAATACTCCTGTCACATCAATACCATTACCATCAATAACTTGAGTTATAGTAGGAACAGAGTCAAGAGTTAATTGATTACCTGCAGAATCTGTAAAACTAAATGAAGTTATTATATTTGAAGGATTAGCAGCGTTTTCTGCAAAACTACCAGTTGAAACTGTAGTTCCTGAAACACCCGCGTATTCATTTACCACTTGTGTATTTAGTGTTACAAAATTACCTGAAGTAGATGATTCGTAAAATATTTCTAATTGACTTTCTACAGGTGTAGTTTCTGAAACACTTAAAAAAGGAGTCATACAACCATCTACTGTAAGCATACCTGAACCCCATGTATCGTCTGTTACTCTTGCACCTAGCGTATTAAGTTGCGGCGCACCTGCTTGAGTTAGCTGTGGTTGAGATTCTTCAGCACCAACTTTTAACCCCATTGCTATAGGAGTTTGTTCTTGATTATATAAACTTTGATACACACCAGTGGTTCCCCATGGTATAGCTGCGGTAGCTACTGTATTATCAAAAGCTCCTGGAGCAGCGTTAGCAGTAAAAGGAGAGTTACCAAGTTGTAAACCACTTTGACCTATACTTCCAATAGTAACAGCCTCGTCATCTAGTCTTCCTGGAAAATATTGAGTATTCCACGGGTATGATCTAGTGTTATAATAGTTACCAGCTCCACTTTTATCACGATTATCAATTGTTGGGTTATTAACTCTACCAATTAGATTAACAGAAGCTGAAAACTCATCTTGTAATGGTCCAACTTCATTTAAATCTCTAGGAACTTTATTTATATTATCACCTAGTAAAACAGCAAATGCAACACTACCATATTCTTTAGAGTTTATTACTGGATAACCAGAAATATATCCTGGTAGATAAACATTGTAATATTCTTGTTCTTGTTGTTTTACAACTAATTTATATGATTGCCAACCTGTTGGGTTTGGATCGTTAACTATAGTTGTAACAACAGCCCCAGTACCTCCTGCTGGAGAGACAGATTGTTGAAATAATATTTGATCTGTTCCATAACCTGTACCAGCTGTAACTATTTCAATTCCTGTTATAACTCCTGCTGCAACTGCAGTTACTTTATATTCTAAATCAACACCGTATGCTAAATTTCCTGTAGGATAAGATGTTTTTATTACATCACCAACAGTATAACCTACTCCGCCACCGTTTAAAATTAAACCATCTACACTTGTGTCATCTTGAGATTTGTATAAGCCAGGTTCACCTGTTGTTGTATTTGGTATTGTTTGTGTAATACCATTATTAACTTTTACTCTTAAAACATTACCTAACCATTTATATATCGTTGTTGCGTCTGGTGAAATACCTGTAGCTATAGCACTGTTAGGACCACCAACATCACTCCAACTTTTATAAGGTACATATATTGTAGAACCATTTACATTAGGATCAGTATCGTTACTAGATAAAACAACACTAGACGCTCTACCGTACCTGTCAGCTAAAACAAATCCTACTTGGTAATTTCTATTTTGTTTAACAGAATGATTAGGATATTGAGCATAGTTATTATATTGTAGTGCTTTATTGTTGTTTGTAACTTCATAATTTAAAGAGTTTGGAGGTGTATAACCTTGTACAAAGTTTCCGTAAATAACTCTATTAGCTGAAATTTCTTGTGCCAATGCTTTTACTGGAACATTATCATAAACTCTATTTTGTTCACTTGTAGGTAATGTACGATATGGTTTTATAGATTTATAGTCAAAGTTGTAGTACCACTGAGTTCCTGTAGCTGCTACTGTATTAGGTATTTCTTCTACTGAAGATACTATAGAATTAGTTACAGGTATAGTTTCTAATATTTTTACAGATGTAGCATCAGATTCTTTATATAAAATTTCTATATCAGTAACTTTATAACCATCAATTAAACTAGCTACTGCTGTTGCAGCGCTAGTTCCATTATCTGGTAAAGGAACTTTTAAAGAAACAGTATCTATTTTATTTGTAAACCATTCTACAATAGTAGAATCATAAGTATTGAGCATGTCTTGTAATTGCTCTGGTTTACCTCCTCCAAAATAACCATCATTTTTAGGTATAAAACAAATCTGTGTGTATGGAGCAGCTAGTGAATATTCGTTATCTTCATATTTAAATCTATAACTAAATCTTACAAATTTTTCTTCTATTAAATCTGGGTCTCCTGTAAAAGTAGAATTATAATTAGGGTTTGCTGAAATAGTTATATCATTTGTACCAGCCGCAACTGTTACATCTTTTGTTAATTCTAATACAATACTAGTGCCTGGAGTTATAGTTGTTACTTCAGAAATTAAAATTTCATTTGCTAAACTAACACCCATAGTTGTGCTTGTTATATAATCACCTACACGTGGGGTTGGTTGCGGTGTTTGTTCAGCATCAGTATTATTAAAATCATATACAATAGTAAGTGGATTACCCGCAGCTACAGGACCAGCTGCTGTAGAAACTGTAGTTTCAAAACCTCTTACTAATTTATCATCGTGAGAGTTTTTCATTGTGGTATTACTAAATGTAATAGGTATAGTAGTACCACCATATGAACCTGGGGTTTGACCAGCACCTCCACTCTTAAAATTATTATATATAGTTACTGAAACACCTGGATTAATAAATATTACATTCCATAATTCTTGATCAAGTTGTGCTGGAAAACCAGTTGCTATATCTCCTATTTGAATGTTAGTAGTGTCAGCCATAGTTAAACTATATCCTTTTCTAACAGCATCTATAGCACCTCCAGTAATTTGTCTAATAGTTTGATGTAATACTAAAGGAGTTTCATAAGGATAATATTTAGCTACAGATATTTGATCTTCATTTACGTAATGAACAGGTGAAATTAAAGATGTCGGATTAGCATTGTTTACATTTATTTTTCTAGGTTGATTCCTATTGTCTGTCCAAAACAATAAATCATCTATTAAATTAATTCCATATATTCTAAAATCTTGATGGAAATTTAAAAAAGCACCTCTAACAAGTAAAGTGGTTACATCTGTATCAATATTATATCTATGTATAGTGTTAGTCCAACCTATATTTATTGTATTACCAGGAGCACCACCTGTATTAGCAAATACAACGTTTTGACTTATAGTTATATTATAATTTGGAGCTCCTCCAATACCTGTAACTATAGGGTCAACTCCTTGTCCACCTCCTGCAGAAGGTACACCATTCCAATTATCACCCCATAAAAGCATTCCTACTTGTATACCTACGACTGTAGGGTTTAATTGATTACCCGCAACATCAAATATTTGTATGGTTGTAGTAGCTGTAACCCCTGCTGGATCAGCATACACTACTAAATCTCTAGGACATCTTCCACTGCTAGAGTATCCAGCACTCATTATATATAAATTATTAGTAGTCTCATCTGTATATTGACCAATAATTTTACCAGCATAAAAATCTGGATTTGTTAAAGTGTTTTTACCTGTATATAAATATGTTAATTCAGTATTACCTGGTATATTCTCAAACTCTCCTACATCAGCACCTTCTGATCTACTTATTTGTAGATTTTGAGCATCTCTATATTCACCGTTTGGTAATATTCTACTATCTAAGTCTTTATTCATCTTAGATTTTAGAAAAGTATTAACTATTTGTGGCATATTTTATCTTTTTATCCATTTAGATTTTCCACGCATTACTTGAACTATTTCATCAAGTTTTACATTAGATAATCTAATTTTAGCATTTCTTAATTTAGCACTTTTTTCTCTACGTAATCTTTGTACTATATACTCAGGTTGATTAATTCTAGTAGATATAATAGCATGTGAAATATATGCGTATAAAGCATCTTCTGCCATTTTAGGTATTCTACTATCTAAATCATAAGCAAGACCATCTGATACATATTCTAGTATAATTATTTGACCTACTAAATTACTAGAAAAAGAAACTTTACCCTCTCTATCATTCATTGTAAACCAACCATTGTATTGAGCATATTGCGGTGACATACCATATTGTTCACCCCAACCCCAATACCAATAACCTCCATAACCCCAATTATAACCAGCCCAATCCATACCTTCATTATATAATTGAAGATTAAAGTTTTGACTAATTAAATTAGTATTAGCATTTGCCCATCTTTCTTCTGTAATAGATGTGCCTTCTAGGTTTTCAGAAAAATTATCTTGTGTAGGTGTTCCATACCCATCTTGAATAGGCATTTCATATGGAGAACTAGTTAAGTTGTTTGAAGGATATATTATTCTTTGCACTCCTAAATCATCTATTCTAGATATTCTAACATAGTTTACATAATCTTGAGGTAATATTACACTTAAACTAGGTGGTATAGTAAGTTCTTGAGACTTAATAGATTTTAAAGTATCATAACTAAATTCTTGTAAACCTCTTTTAGCATGGAATATTATATCAGTTCTTTTAGCGTTAGATATAAGTTTGTTTTCTCCTACAAAGCCTACAATAAAATTATTAACTACATCTTGTAGTGTTAAATAAGAATAACTACCATAATTTTGTTCTACAGTTGTTCCATAAGCGTCTCTAGCGCCAAAGTTTCCACCATCAATAGTTTTTAATTGACAAACTAAAACATTATTTTGAGGTAGCGCAACTCCTAGTGTAATAACATTTCTGTCCACTGTATAAGTAGTAATATATTCTGTATAAGTAATACCATCTGCACTGGAGTATAATTTAAAATTATTTTTTCCATAATTAATATTGGTTGGATCAGAACTACCTAATATTAAATCTGTATTAAATGTAAAAGTAAATACTGTTTGACCTAACGCATTACTTACTACAAATCCCTGCGCTCCCGCGTAATATTGTTCATTAGTTTCGGTGATTAATCCACCATTTGGTGTTGGCATATCTTATTGTTTTTCGTTTGCGTCTTGTGTAGCGACTGCTTGAGAAGCTGCTTGTATTATTGTTGGATCTTGTATTATAACTCCTGCATAAGCTAATATCCTTAATATTAATTCATCTTGCTCTGTTACGTCTAAATCAAACTGTATTGAAGAACCTGAAGAGTATAAATAAGCTCCTTGAGCGTTTGTGGTAAAACCCCATACAACATTTAAAGGTTTAGCTAAATATGAAATAGTAATATCACTAATTATCGTAGTTGGATATAGTGTTATAATATTATTCTCATATGAATATATAGGAAATTTTTCTGATGGTTGAGTTAAAGGGGAAAGTAATAATTGTTTTAACTCGTTAGGTTGTATGTATTGACCTAGATCTGTATTTTTATAAAAAACAGAACCTAATCTGTATAATGTATCTGTAGTTCCAACAACAACTGGTGTGTCGGGAACTGCAAAGTCTAATAAAGTAAAACCACTAGTAGTGGCAATATTAGTAGGTGTAGCAGTTCTTTGAAAAAACTGTAACTTTTGTTCTATGTTTTTTACACGGTTTGCATATTCAGTATCATTTTGTGAAACTCTATATTGTTGATTTAAATCACTTGCGTAACCTTCAAATATAGTTAATTGAGCTTGAGTAGCAGCTTTATTAAACTCATCAGGAGTCATATAACCTCTCTGCTGTTGGTTAAGGATCAATAATACCGTTTGATATACTGTATTTACGTTTACCATTATATTTTTATTAATTTAATACAAAGGCGGACGAATCCGCCTTGTATCATTTAGTGTTATGCTAGTCTTTTATCTATTGACTTATATACTTCAACTCCTTCATCTGTTTTAAACCAAGCAGCTAATGCTGAATAAGGGTTTTCATCAAAAGGAACTGTCATTAATTTTCTATCATTACTAGCCCAATGTATAGATCTTTGATCTGGAGATATTCTTAAAATACCTTGTTCAACAGCGTTGATACCAAAGTTTCTTAATTGTACATTTTCATCATTAGCTAAAGATAAAAATAATCTTGGGTTTCTTTTAGCAAGTATCATTAAGTCTCTTCTTAATTCTTTAGAGCTCAATTGTGTCACTTTACTTCCCGCTTCTACTCTAACAATTGCTTCAGCCATATCTACATCCATATCTCTAGCTGCATTTAAAGCTTCAATTTCCCATTCAATTAATTCTAAATCATTTTCAGCAATTGCAGCTGGTACAAATTCAGAATATTTTCTATCTTTCATAGGGTGATATAAAGATAATAATTTTTGTAAAATTACATTTTCTTTAGGAACGGATAATGATCCATCTCTAAAAGTAATATGACCTAGAGTAACCTCTCCTTTTTGTTCATCAACAAATGGAGATGACATATTAGTAGCATATCTTAATTCTCTTTGAGTTTGTGATTTTGTATCAAACCACAACAAAGCATGCTTTTTGGTGTGTTTACTAGGTATAGTGAGAGTTAAAGGTTCTTTATTACCTTTTAGTATATACGTTCTATCTTTTATTTCCCAGTTATCTTTTTTTACAACTGGTTTTTCTTTTTTAGGGGTAGCAACCATAATTGATTCTTCTACCACTTCTTCTTTTTTATTTTTTGCCATAATATAATATAATTAAATAGTTTAAAAAATAATAATTACCTCCACCCGAAGATGGAGGTTATTATTAATGTGAATAATTACACTCCTTTGAATAATACAAAGTTGTTAGCAGCTTGAGTTACTAAACATCTTTCAGAAAGGAAGTTAACTTCCATTGCATCAAGAGTTGAAGTAAATGCACCACCAACAGAACCTGTTAACCAAGATTTCATTCTTCTATCATCAGTTTGTGAAGCTCTATATCTTACGTGTAAGAAAGGTCTTCTGATGTTAGTTCCTAAAATTTGATCGTAAACAGTTGTAGTACCAGCAGGAACTAAAACTCCTTCAATAGAGTTTGGTCCAGTCACAGCACCACGAGTTGAAGCGTCATTAAGGTATTTCCAGTCAGTCTTATAGAAATCATATGAACCTCTTCTAAAACCGCTAAAACCTAAGTTTAATGCCATTTCTTCTGAGTTTTCAAATAATCCATAAGCAGTACCACCTGAAGATCCAGATGAAATTGCAGCAAGCATATCATCAAAATCTAAAGCTGTTTGTCTGTCTAAGAATAACATGTTTTCTTCAATTGCTCCTTGAGTATCTAAGTTTCTAAGAATGTCGTCAAAGTCACTAATACCTGCAGCAGCCGAGAATCCAACTTGCACGTTACCTCTAGCTTGAATAGCAGCAAAAAGACCTTCTGATCCTTGAGCTTCACCTACTGTAAGAGCAGATGCAGCAGCTACTAATTCAGCTTCTACACATACCATTTCTAAGTAGTCTTCAAATCTTAATCTAGTTTCAGATTCAGCTTTAAGATACCATAAATAACCACCTGTTCCGTCTTCAGTTGAAACTTCAATCCAACCTATTTGAGCAGTATCAGAACCAGATACAACATACTTGTCTCTGATTATTACTGGTCTATTACTGAACTGAGTAAGCGTAGGCTCAACACTAACCATATCATTTCCTGTAGCAGGAGCAGCGCCTTGCGCAGCATTAGGTGTAGTTTGTCCTTTTCTATATTCAGAACCGTAAACAAAGATTTTAAAAGCTCCAACAATTCCAGCAGCAGCTATAGTAGCAGCCGTGTAACAGTCTCCGTTTATTTGCACTGGTCCTGCACCTACGTTAGAATCACCTACTAGGAATTTTGCTTCGTTACCAAAATCATCCAATAATACAATTGTAGATCTTGGAGAGATTACGTTAGTAACACCTGCTGGTATTTGAATACCATCAGAAAAACCTGCAGCAGGAGCAACTCTTGTACAGTTGTCATATGCAATGTGTAATCTATTTTGTTCTGACCAGATTACTTGGTCACTTGTCATTGGAAGTTCAGCACCGACCATTCTTAAAAATCCAGATAGTGTTCTGTTTCCATATCTCTCTACTTCTGCTTCGTAAATTTCAGGCAGATATTGTTGAGCGAAAGAATCAGAATCACCAGGATTTGCTCCTCCATTAAAGGATAAGAAATTAGTTGATAAAGCTTCCTGTACTTGACTCGGTACTATCGAGCCAAACTGTGGGGATAAAGCCATTTTTTTTAAATTTTAATTGTTAAATGTTCGTTTTTTGATTTTCAATTTTGATGAATCTGCTCCACTAACAGCTTTAACCTTGAAACCACCTACATAAACGTCCCCACCTGCAACTTGCCTTGGTGCGTCCATACTTGGGTTTTTAGATTTCTGTACAATGGTTTTAACACCATCTGCTTTACCTTGCTCATAAAAATGAGAGGCGAGTTTATCAGTATTCATCGCAGCATATAAAGCTTTGTGATAACCTGCTGTGTCACTAATCTTTCCATCTTTGTCTAAAAATTTTTCTACAAAATTAGAAATATTAGATTGAGTTTCAGCTATCTTACTCGGATCTTGAACTTTATACCTAAACTTTTTATCTCCCACATTATAATCAAAACCTTTGAAATCAGTGTTAAATAATTTATCAGTACGATTTTTAAAATCCTCTTGAGTTTGCTTTATAGTTTCTTGCTGTTTATTGTAACGATTAAAAAAGTCCATTGCTTTTTGCTGATCTTGAGTAACACCAGGTCTTTGCTTTATTTCAGCATAGTACTGGGTTTTTCTTTTCTCTAAATCTTGCTTAGCTCCAGCAACCGCTTCTTTATAAGCTAACTTTTTTCTTCGTATGTCTTTTTGCTCATCTAATTCTTCATCATATTTATAATCTTCCATTATAAGACTAATATCTTCAGAGTCTAAATGAGGTTTTGTTTTTCTTAAATATTCTTTTAAAAGTTGATCGTTGTTTAATTTAGAATAATCTTTATTTAATTCTACATAATCTTCAACTGTACCACCAGTTTCTTCCATAAACTTTACTAGTTTATCTACATTTTCTGGTAATTTAGATTGTTCTACAACTTTTTCTTTTACAATTTCTTTTTTTGGTTCTTCTTTTGATTCAACTATTTCTTCTATTATTTGGATCGGAGATTCTTCTTTAGCATCTGTATTGTCGACCCGTACTTCTTCGTCCACTTTTTTGCTATTTCCGGATGTTTCAACCACAGGTACTTCTTCTGTTTTTCGCTCTTGAACGGCATCTTTTTCTGGTTTTTTTGTTAAATCAACTTTTATTGGTTCTTGTATTTTAATATTAGGATCTTTAGATAAGTCTACTTTTGCTACTTCAACTTTTTTACCTAATTGTTTTGGTTTTTGAGATTTTACTTTATTTTTTAAAGTAAATTCACCTTCTTGTTTGACCTCTACGGCCGCTTTTTTTTGTGACATAATATAATATAATTAAAAATTAATACTAAATAACTGGTGCTTGTCCTGCTTGATTTTCAAAATCTATTGGTAATAAATCATTTTTTCTTTGATCTATCATTTGACTTTGCTGTGTGCCAGCTATCCTTGTTCTTTTATCTTTACGATCTTCTATTTCTTGTTCTTTCATTGTTTCACGCTGAGTTTTCATTTGCTCTAATTGCAATTGATAATTAAACTCTTCAGCCATTAATTGACGTTTAATCTCAGCTTCTGTTTGCATACGTTGTATTTCAAATTGAGACTTTGCTTGTTCAAAGTTTACTTTCTCCGAAGTTAAAGCTTGTTGTTTTTGAACCTCTGCTTCTGCTGCTTTTTCCGCTGCAGCTGCATTAGCCTGAGCCTGTTGTTGAGCCATTTCAGATTGCATCTGTCTTTCTCTTTGTAATTTACGTCTTCGCTTTTGCTTTAACATTTGATTAGCTAGTTTTAAATTACGTATTTGACGTAACTCAATAGCGTCTTCTAAATCTATACCACCACTAGATAAAGCAACTTGTATGTTTTGTTCTAATTTAGCTTTTTCTTCTTCATCTGGTTCTAAATCTAAAAATATACCAAAGTCATGTAGATTTAATTTATCTATTTGTCTTAATGTAGAAGTGTTAAATATGTTTAAACTATCTCTTAATGCATTAGCCGTTAAAGGATAATCTAACATATCTTTTATTTTTTTAGAAATATTTTCACACATTCTTAATGTTAAAAATAAACTAGCATTGTTTATATGTTTAGTAGCTATATTAGATGCTTGAGCTGCAAGTTTTTGTAATCCAACTAGTGTATTACTATCTTGTATACTTCCATCTCTTGCTTCGTTTAATCCCGTCACATCTCTTATCATTTGTAAATAATAATTATATGTAGATATTAAACTTTGTATTTTCGCCTGACCAGATCCGCTACTTAATTCTTGTACTGGAACTTTACCTCTATTTAATTCACCATCTTGAGTAAGTGATCTACCTACAACAGAACCAGTTTGAAAATACATATTCAAAGCTTCCTGTGGATTATAATTAGTACCATTTCCAAGATCAACCTCTGCTAAACCATCCATATCTAGAAATACACCATCTGGAACCATTCTAGCAATTACTTGTTGAAGTTTTAAATGAGTTATTTGAATCATATCCGCAAACCCAGTTATTCTGCTAACTGTAGAATCAATACGTCCTTTGTACATTCTTGGAGCACAAATCGCGTAATTCATTTCTACTTTAGTTGTATCCGCAAAAGGTCTTGTCATGTTTTTACACATCTCCCATTTTAACAACATATCAGTTCCTAAAACCTTAACACCTTTGTATAAAACCTCTATAGTTCTACCAACTCTTTCAAAGTTTTCATTTTCAGGTGGATTAAATGTATCTGGTTTTTCAATAGCTTTAACTAACCCTTGTTCTGTTTGTTTTATCTTAAAAACCTGATCCATATATGTTTTATATTCAAAATATAAAACTGGTATAGTATTTTGATCATTTGGTCCATTACCATATCCATACATGTATGTTCTATTACCTTGGTACTCTTGGATTTTTTTTAATTCACTATCTGATAAGTTTGGAAACTGTTTAGCAATTTCAGGTAAAGTAACCATTTTATATTCACCAACATAATATATATCTTCAAAATTTGGATCTTCTGTATAAGAATATACTAAATTAGCAGGATCAACATAATCAATAGTTATACCATTTGAAGTATTAAAATTTGTTTTTACAGCTCCTATACCACAAGTAACTAGATCATAGTTTATTCTTCTTCTAATTAAATCCCATCTATTTACATCTAATACTTGATTGATAGCTTCTTCTTCTGCTATTTCTATACCCTGCTTATAAGATAATTGCATGTGTAATTCTAATTCTTCTGCATTTTCAGGCATTTTATCTTCTGGTACATCTGTATTAAATAGATTAGAACCTAGAGTACTAGTTATTCTTTTCATTACATCTCTAGCAAACATATCTTGCGCTAGCATTTCTGCATAGTTAGTTCTTTTTTCTACTGATGCAGGATCTTGAGCAAAAGCATTAACATCATAATCTTTATTAGATATACCATTTGTTAATATATCTACAAATTTAGAAATAATAGGAACTGGTTTCCAATCTAAATTTAAATAAGATAAATCACCATTAATAGATAATTCATCTTTATATTTTTGAGTAGGTTGTTCACCTCTTGCATACAACCTTAATCTATTGTAGTTATTCCAAGTAGTTAAATACCTATTACCATTAGTTCTTCCCTGAGAAAACCACTCTTGCTCTATAGCTTGAGCCACCTGCTCGCCATATTCAAAGCTTGCTTTTTCCGCGTCGCTAACCACTTGGCTAGGGAAAATACTACTACCGTTAGTGTATATACTCTTCATTTATTTTATTATTTTTGATAAAGAACCTCTATTATCATATTTTTTAATTCCTAAATTGTAACTCTGTCTAACTATTTTTGGAATAGGTCTATATTTATTTTTATTACAAGCCATTAAAGCAAGTCCTGAACTAATAGAAGCATCATGAGTGGTTCTATTATTTATATCAAATCTACTCCAATCATTTAATGTGCGTTGAAAATAAGTATCACCATGTGTGTTATCTGATCTTAACCCTACATAGTTTTCAATATAACTTTCTATCGCAGAAGCATGAGCCTGTTTAATATCTTCACTTGAATTAGGTATTCCACCTATTTCTCTTTCGGTTACTGATAATTTATTATATATTTTATCAGGTCTATTCATTGCAAAACCTCTGTAACCTCTACGTTTAAAATGATATAATAATCTTGGTTTATTGTTTTCAGCAAGTAATGGCATTCCATAAAATATACACGCCATAAGAACATCTTCAAAAAAGATCTCTGCTGTTTGTGGTCTTGCTATATATTCTAAAAAGAAGTGATTAGGTGGAACATCTTCCATGCTAAATTTAGTTAAACCATGAAGAGATCCTTTAGAACCTCTTTTATCTACAGTACCAGATATATCATAAGGGTCACATCCAAATGCTCCAAGTGTTTCATTTCCAGGATATTTAACACCTAGTTTATTTATTACATTATTTTGTAATCTTTTAGGCGGAACCCATGAAATAAAAAATCTTCCATTTTTATTTGGATTAAAAACTACTTCAGTATCTTTTATTCCTCCTATCCATTGAAAACTTCCTTGTGTTATAATTGCTGAGTTTTTAACATCTTCATTCCAATCTATTTGCTCATAGATTTTTGTTAAATTAAACAATGATGATTTTGCTTCATCTCTAAAAGCATGTTCAGTTGTTCTTGGAAATTGTCTATAAAATTCATTTAAAGCATCTTGATCTTGTTTTAAACCATCAACTTCATTTTGCCAATAATCAACTACGCCTAATGTTATAGGAACTCCTTGTGGTCCTTTAATTAAATCTTTCGGTGTTTCAAATACAGGTATTCCATAAGAATCAATGTATCCTTCGTAGTTCCACTCCATAGGTATGAACAAACTATATAATCCCGAACGAGTCTGTCCGTTGCGGTTTCTTTGTGTGACGTCTGAATCATTATATAATTTTTTAAAATTACTACCACCTTTATCTAAAGCGTTTGATGTTGAACCCATCATACATTTACCGATAATTCTACTACCTAATCGTAAACAAGTTTTAGTAACTCTCCAGTTGTTTAATATATTGTTAGGTCTTTCCCATTTACCACTCTCATCGTGTACTAATAATTTTAATTTTTCACCATCATAACTATTATCACCTGTATTTTTCCAATCAATAGTAGTATCTAATCCTTGTAATTCTGGAAGTGTTTCATTTTGTGTAAGTTTACGTCTAGTAAATTTACTTGCTGGAACTCTATAAGCTAATTCTGTTTTAGGTCGATCCATACCATCTTGAATCGGTTTAAAAAAGAAAGGATAATTAACTGATATAGGTACAACTTTATCAGTAAACATTGTTTTTGCATCAGGTCCTGATTTTGATAATATACCGTATCTACTATCAGAAGATATTGTTGCTTGATTAACTGTTTCACCTGAAGCCATAAATGAAAAACCTGAACGTCTATTCTTAAGATAACACATTCCATAACATCTATCATCAGCTTTACAAGCTTCCCAGAATATAAAAAATAATCTGTTTGCTTGTCTAAAATCTGGTTTACCTACATCAATTTTACTCCATTGTAAATACATGTAATGGGTTCCAGTTATATAAGTTTTTACATCATTATTATAAAACCAAAATCCTTCATCTCTACGAATAAATTCTTTATCAATATAATCGTACCAAGTTTCTTTAAAATCTAAAGGATAATCTTCCCAATCAAAAATAGTTTTAATTCTTTTTAATTCTTTAGGTAGAGGTTGATACTCAAATTTATTATCTTTAAATTTAATTATTTCTTTTTCTTTAGGTAAAGCTATTTTAAGGTTTTGTATTTCGTATATTTCACCTATTTCACCTGTTTTAGATATAACTATTACATCATGTTCTACGTTATATCCATAATCCCATTTTTTATACCTATTATTTTTTTTAATAATTTTAGGTTTAATATGGTTATCTAATATTTTATATAAGGTTTGTTGATACATTACTTAGATCTTCCTTCAGCAAAACCTTTAAATTCTTTAGGTTTTTTAGTTTCTTGTTCAACTTTACCTTCTATGATATTTTCTTCTTCATTTATTTTTGATAAAATTTCAAAAGCATCAAATATAGCTAGTTTTTTTGTAGCTGCAGCATTTTTTAATCTGTCTGCGGAAATATCTGGTCCAAAATCTATAATCGGTTCTTTAGCAACTTTAATCAGTTCTTCAACTGCCACATGCCCAGCTTGGATTATATTCTTTTTTATTTTCTTTATCTCCATACTTAATTACAATATCATTTGATTTCATACAATAAAGGCGTTCTTCATCTATAAAAAACTCCCATTCAGCACCTGGTTTAAAACCTACCATATCACCTGGGTTAATTTTAGATGCTTCTAATGAATTATTACCAATTTTTAACAACCCAATATAAGGATCTTCTTTTCTATTCTTTAAAGAATCAGAATTTTTTAATGGTTTTATAAAACATCTTTCACCAAAAGATTTCCATGTATCTTTATTTTTGTATAAATATATTTGATCCATACTTGCAAAATACATATTATCTTTAAAATAAGATCTACTATTTTTTTGTACACCTTTCATATCATAGAATCTTCTAAATATGTTTTGATGAACAATAATAATATCTCCTTTTTTAATAGGTGTAGAAAAAGCAATTGGTGTTTCAATTACTTTTGCCAACCTATTTACAAATTTCCAAGATTCAACTTTTGTATTTAAAATTAAATCTTTTTTACCTACTTTTTTACTATTAGCATACCTATCACCTATAGGTTCTATAATAAAATCATATAAACTTTTCATTAATACTGTAAATCGTATTCAATAGAAATAGCCATTTGTGAGTTAAATTTTTTCCAAGGTAATATTTCGCCACTTTTCTTTATATGAATATTATATGAATTATCTTTCTCTTCAAATAAAATGTGAGAAATTATATGATTACCATATACTTCTTGACCCACTGAATAATGCATGGCATTATTTTTATAATCAGCACCAATGCTAATTTTACGTATTACACTACTCATTTTCTTCTTCTTCTTCTGCTACAACATTTGTGTAAGAACCGTCTTCTAAATTTATATTTATTGAACCGTAATTATTTTCTAATTCTTTTTTGAATTCTTCTTGATCTTGATTAACACCAGCTAACTCATGTAAAAAACCGTGTTTTTGAGATTCTACTAATCCAATATTAAATACTATATTGTTTAATTTTGTTTGAAAATCTTTTACTGTTTCAAATTCTTTTTCTGTTATTTTTTTAATTTCTTCACTCATTTTATTTAATTTAATTTGTTAATATCCAATGTCTTTTATACACTGTAATATGGTTTGCATCTCCTTCAAACTGGCAATGTAATTTTCCATCTACAAAACTATACTTTATAAATACTTCGTAATTTTTTTCTTTATTTATTAGTTTTGTTTTAATATAATTTTCACCTTCTTCAATTACTATTTCTGGTAAAGATTTATTTTCAGCAAAAGAAAAATTAATAAATTCATAACCTTTTTTTTCATCATGTAATATAACTACATAATAACTTGTTTTGCCACTTGACCAGGTTCCTCTTAATTTGTCACCTAATTCTGTACTGTTTATAGCAATGCTAAATAGCATAACTATACATAATAATAATTTTTTCATTTAATTTTAATTAATTTAATTTAATACTTCTATAGATATAATCACTTGTTTTTATCTATATTTACCCTTTGAATATGCTTGTAACCTTTTCACTACTTCGACCACCGAAATAAGCTAGAACAACAGCCATCATAACTTTTTCAAAAGTATCGTTCCATAATTCATTTATATGAAAAGGTATTGTTTCTACACTATCTAGTATACCCGCAAAAGAAAATACAACAATACACCATACTAAAACTAATGGACGTACATTTTTTGACATCCAAGAATCAGACATAGAATCTGCTTCCCACCTTGATGTTATAGCTTCTATTTCTTTATTCTGTTGTTCGTATATTATTTGTTGTAATTTTATCTTATCATCTGCAGGAGCATCTGATTTTATTATTTCAGTTATAGCTTCTTTAGGAGAAGTTACTCCTTGTAATACATTACCTAATGTAGGATTTATTACAGTTGCTGCGCCAAGCAATAATTGCCCAACGGTCGTATCTTTAAATGCTTTTTTTGACATTAACTATTTTTATTAGTTGCACACCCAGCTTTACATCTACCTTTGTTAGTAAATACTACACCATCAATGACTGCTCTAATTCCACCCATTAAATCAATATCAGGTATATGAAATCTAAAACTACCACCTGATGATTTACTACTTCCAGGAACTCCTAAATCTAAAGATGGAGGTGGTATTACATCTGGCTCTTCTACTGGTGTTGGTTCCGGTGGAAATACTTCTTCTGATACATTAACTATCTCTACAGCGTCAGTTTTTGGTGGACAATATCTATGTCCTTCTGGTTTTCCTGGTGAAGGACATGGAGCGTTAACAAACTCTTCCCATTCTTGATCAGGTTTAGCAGGATTATAAAAATCCTTACCTTCTCCCTCAATTCGTCTTCTACCACCACCACCTGGTTCTTCTATAATTTCAGTTCCAGTTCCTGGTGTTACTATTCTTGTTATAATTTTATATCCTCCATCATCTAATTCTACTCTTTCTGTGGTAGTTACATTATCCTCAGGTCTATATACATAATCATAACCCTCTTGTTCATTGTTAGATCTTTCATCTGTACCATGATTTGATTGAAGAGGACTATTTTTCATCATGTTTAAAGCTGATCTTTCATCATCTTCAACTATAGTGTAACCTCTTGGAACAGCGTTATATCCTTCTCCTTTGTAATCTCCCATTACATAATTTTTATTAGGATTTCCAGCTACAAATTTTCCATCAACAATACTAACTACTCCTCCACCTTCTACCATCATTTCATATATTTGATCTCCAGTCATTTGCTCGGCAGGTATATTTTTATAAGCTTCTTTTTCTGAATCCCACTCTCCTTGTCTAACATTGTATTGACGTGTGCCAGATACACCTTTATTTTTTCTACCTCTATCAACTACAACCCTTCCATGTTGGTCTCTAAAAATATCTACACCTGTTAATCTACCAAAAAATCCTCTTTGTTTTTTAGATCTTTTAAAGTTTTTAATTTTATCATAATCATCTGCTTTAAAATTACCACCAGCAATAGCTCCTTGATTATAATAATCTGCTAATTGATTAGCATACTCCATAGCTATTTCTTTTTCTGATCTTCCACCTCTAATTTTTTTATCGCCTCTTTGTCCAAACGTACTTTGTCCTTTTATTTCTCTAAACTGTCTTTGACCAGTAACATTTCTACCGTCATGCTGATGTTCCCAGGGATTACCCGATCTATCTGTTACCCTGTGTTTTAAAGGACTTGTAATTTTGCCAAATGGATTGTTGTGTTGTTTATACCCCATAATTAATATTTTTCAAATGGATCTGTTTTTGAATATGCTTCGGCTTCCCATGGTAAGTTTTGAGCGCCTTCTTTCATATCATCTCGTGAATATTTTTTACCTTTCCAATAAACAAAATCTTCATCGTAATCTAAATCACCTCTTTGCATTTGATCTATGTGAACTTTTTCGTGTTCTATTACACTTTCTCTTTCTTCTGGATCGTTTATTTTATTTGATACTAATATAGTACCATTTTTATTTGCTTTCCCTAAAACACCTTCTTCTAAATCAACATTATGTATAGGTGTATTATCTTCCATAAATGGAGCATTGATTTTAAAACCTTTACTTAATCTAAAAAACATATTATTATTTATAAGGAAATTTTTTATTTAAATAGTTTTGTCTTTCTTGACAACCACAGGGTTTATTAAGGCTGCTGGCAATATTCTGCACAACAGCCTTAATACCTGTTTTGTTAGTGAACTTTGCGATTGAATCGCCTAATCCTCTAGACTTCATACTTAAGCAACTTTAAATGATTTAAAGTAAACTCTTTTAGTAGGATCGTAAGCAGCGTTAACATCTGTTACGTCTTGTGGTAAAGTAACACTAGATTTTACGCCACCAGGATTAGCTGTAATAGCTCTATTAATAGCTTTTTTAACTTTATTAATATATCCTGTTGATGTTGGTTTAGCACTTGCAGCTCCAGGATCTGTAGCTTCTGCATCTACAGAAAAAAGAACTGTTACTGTTTTAGTAGCAGTAGTTAAAGTTGCAGACATTGCGTCTCCTGCTCCATTAGCCGCTACAGCTACAGTAAGAATAGAATCAGCTAATAATAAGTTGTCTCCATCTTCTGCTGGTACAGCACCTGAGTTGTCTTGTCCACCTGTTACGTGAAAATTAATCCATTTTGCCATGATTTTTGTTTTTAATTGTTTTTGTTTTTGTTTTTGTTTTTGGTTTTATACAGTTCCATGACTGTTTTATTGTCCACCGAAAAGGGTGTGAATTTTAGTAGGTATATAACCTAACGAAACTGATGGATTAGAATTTACTTTTGAACCTTTTAACTTTTCCTCTCCTTTAGGAGCTCCATTTTTAGTATTGTCTTCTTTCTCTTCAGCTTCCTTTTTCTCTTTTTTCTTATCTTTATTTTCTTTAATAGCTTTACCTATATTAATTAAACCTTGAGTAAATTCTTTACCACCACTATTAATAGAAGCATAGTTAGTTTTACTACTTAAACTGTAATCACCTGGATTAGCACTAACAGTAGGTACAGATATGAAATTTGTAGGCATACTGCTTTTATAACTAAATGGTGATCTATTATTAAACCCTATATTAAAAGAATTTTTATTACCTAAAAAGTTTGTTCTAAATTTTCCTATTGTTTCCATATTATCCCGCGTGGTAACCTCTTAAAGCAGCTTTTGCCTTTGATTCACTACCATATTTAGCTGGCCAAGGTTTATCTGTTTTGTTACTAATAACTCTCCATGCTCCACCCATTTGTTTAACACATCCGCTTCCACCTTCAGACTTTGCACATGCATTCATTGGTGAATCAGATCTTTCATCAATCATTTCATCAATCATTTGATTTCTTATTTCACCTGATCTTTCGTCGTTTACTTTCACTTTTGGCTTAGGTCTTATGTGTCTAGTCATATTACCACGAGGTTGTGATCTTTCATCATCTACTTGAGCTTTTAATTCATAATAAATATCTTGCTCATCTCCTTCATTTTTTCTAGCTATTTGCTTTGCTTCTCTTCTAATATGTCTATCATTATGTCTATGCATTGGCGAACAGTGCGAATTAGCTGGAGAATCATGATCATGTCTAACATTTTCTAAATAATGTAATCTTGCAGAATCTGACAAGTCTTTATTATATGCTTCTTTTGCATCATATCTCTCGTCTGCTCTTTTAGAAAAACGAGGGTGATTACCACTATATCTTTTATGTCCCATAATTAACTCATTTTTGGATCAGAAGAGTAAGCTCCTTTTCCCATAGATTTTTTCATTCCTTTTGATTCGTCTCTACGATCTTTTAAAGATTGATTCATACTTGACTCTTTACCGTCTTTAGCTAAACTTTCGTCTAATCTCGCATTATATCCTTGTCTGTTAAATGGACTACTTTTGTGATGATGCTCATCTGCTTTAGTAGAATTTCTTGCTACGTGTTTTTTATAATCTTCATCACTTCCTGGATGATTTTTTCTTCCTCCTTTTGCTTTTACTGGTGAATTTGATCTTGGAGTTTTGTCATATTTTGGATGTTTAGCTGTGTGGTAAACCATTCCGTGATCTGTTGCTTCCCTTTTACTCATTTCACCATGTGACTTACCTGAATTTTTGTCTTTCATTTTAGCTGGTGATTTGGTAATAACAAAAGTTTCCCCATGTAATACACCTTTTTTATGTCTACTAGTTTTTACTTTTCCTGAACCTGAAGCATCTCTAGTATCATAGTTTTCTATATTTATTCCACGTTTATCTGCTTTCTTTAATTTTCTTTTTAGAGATTTTAATTTTCTATCAAAACTTTTATCAACATTGTCAGTTCCAAAAGAAGCTTTTGCAGCATCAACTTGTTCTTGTTTTCTAGTAATACGTTTTTTAAGTCTATCTCCTTTTGCTTTTGCTGGAGAACCTTTAGCAGCTTCTTTCATTGGCTCAGTTTTATCACCATCTTTATCTAAATCTAAAAAGTCTGGCTTAGCAGCTTTTGCCGGTGAATCTCCTTTTCTATGCATGTCATCTACGATAGGCATATATTTTAATTCATCAACTCCTTGAATTCCATATTTGCTAGCGTTTTCCATAGGTGATTCATGACCTGCTTCCATAGGTGATTCGTGACCTGCTTCCATAGGTGATTCGTGACCTGCATACATTGGTGAATTCATATACATAGCTGAATCTCTATGCATACCTTGCTTTTTTTCAGCTTTGTACACATGTAAAGCTGACTTCATCATTTTTACCGGGTTTTGTTTTTGTGAATAAGGCATAATTGTTTTTTTTATTGTTGTTGTTTTTTTTATTTATACTGGTAAATCTTCATACTTATCTGCATAGTCTGCAGGTAAATAAGATTCCATAGAAGTTACTTGTTCAGCTGATAATTCTGTTTTATAAAAATCATTCATTAATACCCATTCAAAATGAGTTTTAATATTTTCTACATTATCATCATTTGCTATTTGGGCTAATTGACCATCAATTTGACCTTTAATTACTTCTTTATGAGAATCCGGTGTATTTTCTGTTGTTATTACGTTTTTATACATTTTTAATTTTTTTTATTATTATTAAGCGTTTTCTAATGCTGTTACTTTAGCTGATAAATCTTGTATTGCTTTTACTAACACAGGCACTAATCTTCCGTAGGTTGCTTCAAGTTTTTCAGGGTTAGCGTCATAGATTAAATTTAAAAAATCATCATCTACTGATTGTAGTTCTTGCGCAATAAACCCAATATCTTTTTTACCTTTATTAGCTGAATAAAACTCTACTTGCGTTTCATTTCCTTGTTCGTTAATTTCTGTTCTTGTTTCTGCTCTATTATCCCAAACAAATTTTCTTGGTTTTAAAGAATCAACAAAATCTAATCCATATGGTAAATCTTCAATACTTGTTTTATCTCTTTCATCTGATAAAGCAGTTATGCCTGTTACTTGACATCTTAAAGTTCCTATTGATGAATTACCTAAAGTTATTTCATCAGAAATACCTGCGGCAGATGGAGCAGCTGTATAACCTAAAGCCATACTATTACTTCCAGTAAACGCTGTGCCAACTAAAATATCTCTACCTACAAAAGTATTATTACTTCCAGTATGAATACCATTTATTAAACATTGATAACCAATTGCTATATTACCGCTTCCAGTAGTAGAATTATTATAAGCACTAGCACCCATAGCAACATTAGCAAAACCAGTAGCACCACCTGAATTACCTCTACCAGCTTCGTTTCCAAAATAGGTATTCATGTTTGCTTCATTATATTGTCCTGAGCCATATCCCGCTACTGTATTACCAAATTTATCTACGGTAGTTTCTAAAGTACTAGTTCCAATAGCAACATTTTTAAACCCAGTACCTAAAACTTCACCAGATTTATAACCTACTAAAACGTTGTTTTCACCACTAGTTAAACCACCACCTGAACTAGCACCAACTGATACATTATAATCTCCAGTTGTAATTTGATACATTGAAATTCTACCAATAGCAGTATTATATCCTGCTGCTGAACCACCAGTTGTAGCACCTTCTAAAGCTCTAGTACCAACTGCTGTGTTATAAGCTGAGGAAATATATCTTCCTGCGCCATCTCCAACAAATACTGTTTCTTGTTTTGCTGAGCTATTACCACCACCCGCTAATCTACCTATAAGAACCGCACCATCACCAGTTGTGAATGCTTTACCTGCTTGATAACCTAAAGCGGTAACTCCACCAGCAACTAAACCAGCATCGGTTCCAGCTTCATATCCTATAAGTGTGTTCTGTACTGAAGTCGTTACTCCATACCCAGCTTTATAACCAACATTAGTACAACCTGTTGCTGAGGTTTGTGAATACCCAGCGTTATACCCTATTGATACACCAGCACCAGTTGAAGAATTAATGCTACGCCCTGCATCCATTCCAATTAATACAGTATTAGTTTTATCATTACCAGAATAACCTGCTCTTTTACCAACTACTACAGAACCTGTTGCGGTTCCAGAATAAGCTGCTCCGTGTCCTACCGCAACTGCATCATTTGCTGTAAAACCAGTTCCGTGAGCAGAAGTCCCAATTGAAACTGAACCATCTTGATTACCAGCATAAGCTGCTTGATAACCTATACCAATAGCGTCATTACCAGTACAATTGAAAGCAGCTTCAGTACCAATACCAATATTCATTGAATAAACTCCTGGGTATCTGTTAGCAGCATAACCAATTGCAATGTTATCACTTCCAGTTGATTTTTCTCTCATTGCTTGAAAACCTATTGCAACATTTTTATCACCACTAGTTAAAGCATTTGCTGCTTCTTCTCCTATCACTAAATTCTTTTCTGCACCAGATAAACCTGCTGGAATATTTATAAAATAAGCTGAATCATTTGCTAAATCAACGCTTACATCACTCAATCCATTTAAGTCACTAGCACCACCACCACCAGCAGCTTGTAAAGTTATTACTCCAGTACCTGAACTAAATGTAAGTACATCACCGTCAGACGCACCGGATTGTAAACCTGGTATTCTTAATGCTGTTATATTTGCATCACCAAAAGTTATTTCATTGTTAACATCAACAGCAGAAGCAGTGGCTTCATGACCTATTATAATATTATTACTACCTATTGTAACTGCATCTCCTGCTTGATACCCTAAAACAGTGTTATTTGAACCTGTAGTTACGGCTGTTGCAGCTTTATAACCTATTGCAACATTATTTGTGCGTGTACCACCTGATCGCAATGCTTCAGAACCAATAGCTACATTGTAATTACTCGCTCCAGTTGGCGCTTGATTTGCTAAATATCCTATAGCAACATTATCTGTACCTGTATGTCCAAAGCCACCACCAAATGCGCCTTTACCAACAGCTGTATTTTTTTCACCACTTGCTGAATAACCTGTTTGGTCGCCCATGTAAGTATTGTTGTCAGATGTGGTATTACTATATCCTGATCTTTCTCCAACAAAAGTATTAGAACCACCACTTGTGTTTGAATAACCAGCTTGATAACCTATCATTATTACTCTATCTGCCGTATTACTTCTTCCTGATTCATAGCCAACAAATACACTTGCCTCACCTGTTGCTAAATACCCTGCATAAGCGCCAACAGCTACGTTTTTGTCTGAATCTAAACTTCTATATGCTTCTAATCCAATAGCTACGTTATTAGATGCGTTTCCTAATCTACCAGGATAAGAACCTAAAAGAGTATTACCTGTACCATTAGTTATAGATTCTCCTGCATCATTTCCTAATATAGTGTTATTGCCGGGGTTTCCAGATAACCCAGCAGGTATATTTACTAGATAACTTGAAGTTCCATCTATTAAACAATCAGTTAATCCGTTTAAATCAGTAGCTCCTCCGCCTCCGGCAGCTTGTAAAGTAATATTACCAGTTCCTGAAGAAAATGTTAAAACATCCCCATCAGATGCACCTGATTGTAATCCTGGGATTCTTAGTGAATTTATAGTTGAATCACCAAATGTTATTTCATTATCAATTGTTGCGGAACTTGGTTCAGCATCATAACCTATAACAATATTATTATCAGAAGTTGTCATTGAAGCTCCTGCTCCAGCTCCAATTACTACATTTTTAGCCCCTGTGTGATCTCTACCAGCATCAGATCCTATTGCCACATTATAACTTCCAGTAGTAAATGCACCTGCTTGATAACCTATATTAGTGTTCTGTTCTGCTGTTGTGTTGCTATAACCTGCTCTATAACCAACACCAACATTTCTAGTACCAGATGTGTTAGAATAACCAGCTTGATAACCTATAGATGTAATACCAGAAGAAGTATTAACTCTAGCCGCTTCATATCCAATTCCAATTGAATTATTACCAGTAGCAGTATATAAAGCAAATTTTCCTATTCCTATAGATTGTGTCATGTTTCCTGTAAGACCTGCTGAACTACCAATAAGTGTAGTAGAATTTCCTGAAGTATGACCTCTACCCGCATAGTGTCCAAAAGCAGTATTACCATCACCACTAGTTAAATCCTTTAAAGTTTCTACTCCAAAACTTACGTTGGAAAAAGAGCTATTAGTTTGTCCTACAGGAATACTATAACCATATAAAGATTCTGCAGTAGCATTATATAGATAAGGTAATCCAGTGCTTATATTATTAGGTGCTATTCTTTTCATAGTGGTTCCTTGATAACCAGCTAAAAAATCTATTTGAGTAGGATCTGTTTCAGCTGTAAATGCTGAAAATTTTATATTTGCCATTTGTTGTTTTGTTTAATTTTTTTTATGGTGCTACTTCTTGTACCATGAGATTACCACCTGCTTCTGTTTCACATATATCACCGTTCTCTGCTAAAATAAAAAATGTAACAGGACTAGGACCACCTCCACCTTGTATAGTTAAAGGTATTGCTAATATCGCATTGGCGTTAGCCAACATACTTGGTCCACCTGGCATTTTAGTTAAGTGCTAAAATGTTACTACAAGTTGTATCAGTTGCAAAAACTCTTATAGCTTGCAAAGGAATAAATGAAGAATCAGGTATGTTATTTAAAATTACATCATCTCCTGCTGGAGTTCTTAATTTTAATGTTGAACCTGCTCCTCCTGTGCCTATAAATAAAGTAAAAGCAGTGTCTCCGCTTATATTTCCTTTATATATATCATAAGTAGTAGCAGCTGTACTACTTTGCATTGTCAATGTAGTTGGTGATGCTATTGCTAGTATTTCATTAATTGCACCTCCAGCATATACTACATCTCCACCTCTAATATTGTAACCGCTAGGTGAAGCTGAGTTTGTAGTTGCGTTTGTAAAGTCTTGCCCAGCGTCAGTTAAAGTAGTTCCTACTGTAGCATTTGTTCCAGATGTTATAATTCCAGGTTGTGGAATATTAAGTGTATCACTAGGGATAACAGGAACTGAACTGAATGGTTGATTGTTTGCCATGTTAGTTTTTATTATTATTTATATACTTTTGCTTTTTGTGTAATTGGACCCATACCAGAAAAAGGAACAGCACCAAGTTTTAGTTTCATACCGTATATACCTGAACTAGACCCTTCACCGTGCAGTCTACCTGCTTGGCTTAATGGTCCGTCCCATATATGAGTTTCTCCAACTATTCCACCTCTTTTACCACCCATATCTTTAGTGTGGCCTGGATCTATTTTAAAATCTTTGTGATTCATAATTTTATAAGTTTATTAATGGTTTAGGTTTTTGAAATAAACCTCTTTGTTGTTCTGTTCCATAAATTCCTGCTGCTGCTTGCTGAGCAGAAGGATTAAAATTACCGGCTGTTGCCGCTGGCATTTCACCTACTACTGTATTTTCCATAGGCATTATTTCAGAACCTGGTTGATTCAAACTATTAATTCCTTGACTTGCTAATTGTTGATTAGCTATTTGTTGAGCTGTCATTCCAGGCATCATGCCTCCAAACATAGCTCCAGCTGTAGGTATTGTGAACATATTATCTATTTTTATCTTTATTAACATTATGTATAGAAGTTTGTAAAACTTTATCCATATATGTATTTCCTTTCATTATACTGTTTCTTCTTTCACTAGTTGGAATATCATCTTCACCTAGCATAATTCGGTAAATTCTTTGTATTAATTGTTTACCTTTAAAAGAAACCTTGTATATATTATATTTTTGAGTTGTTCTGTTTCTGTTTCTCCATACTACAACCCAATCACCTTGTATTAATCTATTCCATCTTCTATTTTCCCAACTATAAGAATAACTTCCCATTTTAAAATCTTGTATTGTAAATAAATCAATACAATCTAAATAAATTAATAATTCAAGGTCACTATCAGTTAAGCCGTTGTTTTTACAAGCCCATTTGCGTATTATACGGTAATGTTTTAGCAAGTTTAAATCTTTAAGATCTCTTGCTTCTAGCTTTTTCATAAAACAACGACGACGTCTTGCGCCTTAATAACATGATATAATTTTTTGTTTATTTCTATTTGATGACCAGCATGACGATCAAAAAATATTTTATTATCTTTTTTTAACCCTACAACTTCTTCACCAACAGAAACAACATTAGCTTCTATGTATCTAATATCACTTCTATCGTTTTTATTAAGAAGTAAACCACCTTCTGATTTAGTTATTCCTTCTTCTTCTGTTTTTTGTATAATTAAATTTCTACCTATTGCTTTCATTGCTACGTATATTATTAATTACACAATCAGTCGATAAAATAGTTGTTGCTACAGAAGCCGCGTTAGTTAAAGCACTTTTTGTAACTAGTAGAGGGTCTATAATACCTGCTTTAATCATATGTACCATATTTCCTGTAACTACATTTAGACCAAATCCTTCTTTTTCAGGTTCTGTATTTTTAATACCAGCATTATCTAGTATTGTATAATAAGGAGATTTTACAGCATTGTAAAGAATATTTTCTCCTATATTATTTTGATCTAAAACTTTTGAAGCGTTTAATAAAGCAATACCACCACCAGAAACTATACCTTCTTTAATTGCGGCTTTAGTAGCACAGATAGCATCTTCAATTCTATCTTGTTTTTCTTTTAACTCAATATCAGAATTAGCTCCTACTTTTACAACAGCAACTTTAGCACTTAACCTTGCTAGTCTTTGTTCTAATCCTACAACTTCATGAGGTTTTAATTTTTTAGTTAACTTATTCTTAATATTGTTAATTATTTTTTCAACCTCTTCGTTTACTCCTTCTATTTGTATAATACTCTGATGTTTCTCAGTAGTAACCTTTGAACATGTACCTAAATAGTCTACTTGTATTGTATTTAAATCGTCTCCAAGATTTTCATCTATAATTTGAGAATTTGTAAGTAATGCTAAATCTTCTAATATTTCTTTACGTCTTAAGCCGAAAGCTGGAGCATCTAAAACATTTACTTTTATATTACCTTTTATTTTATTCATTACAAGTGCTGATAAAACCGGAGGTTCTATTTCACCAATAATTAATAAAGGTTTGTTTTGTTTTATAACATGCTCTAGTACTGATTGGATTTGTCTGATAGATTCTATTTTAGAATCAACTATCATTACTAAAGGGTTTTGCAGTTCGCAAATACCTTTATCTTTATCTGTTATAAAATTAGGATTTAACAACCCTTTATTATATTCTACACCTTCTACAACTTCTACTTTTGTTTCTCCAGCACTAGATGGTTCCATTATAACAATACCGGTTTTTCCTACTGAATTAAATGCATTTGCAATTAAATCACCAAGCTCTTTATCGTTATTAGTAGATATAGTAGCTATTTGCTCTATTCTATCATCTACAGGAACTGATTTACCTGCAATATGTTTTATAATTTTTTCAACACCATTTAAAATACCTTCTTTTATCTCTCTAGTATTTGTGTTATTTAATTCCTTATATGCTTCTTTTAATATAGCATGTGCTAATACGGTTGCGGTAGTTGTACCGTCTCCAGCTTCTTTAACTGTTTTGCGTGCTGCCTCTTTAATTAAAGTAGCACCTAGGTTTTCTACAGGATCTAAAAGGACAATAGAATCAGCTACTGTTACACCATCTTTAGTTATTACTGGATTTCCTTGTTGGTCTTCAAGAATAACACACTTGCCGCTAGCTCCTAAAGTGGAACTAACAGCATTAGTGAGTTTTTCAATACCTTTAAAGACCTGATTCTTGGCATTATCGCCAAAATTTAGGTTTTTTACTATCATTTGATTGAATTTAATTTGATTTAATTATTACTTAAAGGTTTTTACGACTTTCGGCCCGTTTAAGAACTCAAGCTTCTTTGTATAATGATCTACTGATGCATCTATTGCTTGTTCCGCTCCTTCTAAGGTCTCTCTTCGTGTTACATCTACCCAGTTTTCATCTAAATCTAGGTATTCTGTTTGGTAAAAACCATTAGGTAACTGAGTTATTCTCCAATTACTTTTTTCAGCTACATGCTTCCAAAGGTCTATGGTTTCTTTTGTTATTTGTGGTTGACTATTCCACGTTTTAGTCTGATAATAAAACGTCATTTGGTTTAGGTTTTATGTTAATGTTTGGTTTGTTGCTCTTTACCCGAGCCGGTTATGTTTTATGTATATACTCTAAGTTCTAGAAATATTTTCATGTTATCTGATTTTGTAGCAGCACCGGATTGTGCTAATACAAAATGATTTATCTGTACTGTACTTACTGTTGGAAACGTTACGATCTGTTGTCCTGGCCATTCATTAGTATCTAGAACACCATTTACTCCGTTTGCTCCAATAGATGGATTACTTACAATCTGTGATTGGCTTGATGCCCAGGATTTCCCTGTCGTGAATGCATTTAATAGTGTCCCGGTGTAAACACCCACACTATTTCTTGTCCAAACTATATTTCCAACGCCGTTTGACATAATCGTAGCGGTTGGTGCAACTGCACCTCCACCGAAATTACTTAATTCTGCTACGTATGTAGTATATCCCAGTCCTAATGTCCCAGCTAAAGAAGAAAGATCTGATACAGTAAACTGTACAGTTCTATTCTGAGGTACGCTTGTTGAGGATTTCTGTGTACCTAAAACCAAGTCAGCTGAAACTGGAGTAACTTGTGGATATGAAATTATTTGTGCCATAGTATTTTGTTATTTGTCTATAGATATATACTTACACGTTAAAATAATAATTTACAATATATTTTATGTATTATTTAAGTAAATTTAAAAATAACTGTGTAATATAGGTTATCTATTATATAATACCTTACTCCTATCTAGATATTATACGTAGTATAATATCATTAAGGGGGAGATATATTCGGTACCTCACATATCTAATGTACTGGTACCCTTGACTTTTTAGAAAGCTGCTTACATATAGAGAAGTAGGGCGTTCCCCCTCCACTTTTTTTTTGTCATTTTGTCATAAAACTCATTTTATTTCACATACGGGCACTATTTTAATGACATTTTGTCACTATATATACAACTTTTTTATATATTACTAAAATACTTTTTAAGTTTTTTATATCGAAAGTTAATACTAATATACTAAGATAATATAAATGTAACAAATAAAAACTATACAATGCAAACAACTAATATATCACATAACTATTATATAATTAACAATGATAATACTATTACTTATATTAGAGACTTATAGTCTATGACATATTGTCACACTACTATGACATTAAGACATATAGTGCAATGACATCTTGACATATTAAACACATAAACAAACAAACACTTATAATCGAAAGATAATACTAATAATACTAGATAATATAATAAACAATTAATACTTAATACTATGACTACAATTAACTCAAAGAGATTTGTAATAAGAAAATCTCTAATAAACAAAAACACAACTATTAATGTTGAATTCAAAAATGGTAAAACGTGCTCTTATAATCATGACGAGGTGTACAATATAATGAAAGATACACTTGAAAAATTACCTTGCTTCATAAAGTATAGCTCTTATACTTCATCAACTAATGTACCAGTGATGGCAAGAGAGATAGTACAAATAATAAATCCAACTGTATAATGAGAATAATAAAATACATTAACCCTTGCTTTCCTGAGAAAGATTGGTACAGGTGTAATATCAAGAATGAAACTTATTCATCTCCTCATAGAGAACAGGTTGAACTGTGGCGAGATGATAAGCTAATCAATGCTGATTACTATAAAGAACTAGAAGAATTAAACAATAAATCTATACAATATATGTATGATAACAACCACAATAATTGGACAGGAGATTAATATGACTATAATAAATAAATATACAGGTAGAGATATATCTACAGAATACTTAGCTTTAATGACAGGTATTATAACTAATGATGAATTTGAATTAATAACTTTAACAATTAAATAAAGAATATTCGAAACATAATACAAATAAAGTAGGATAATATAATAAATAACAAATATGAATACAATTAAATTTACATCTAAAACAACTTGCCGCTTAAATGGTATTGACTACAAAGGTTATACAGTTGGTGACTTACCCAACTCATTTGGCTTCAAAGAAAAATATCTTGGTCTTGATGAAGAAGGTAATGATCAATACAAATACGGTAAATCACAATGGTTTAAGTATAAAGGTTTAACATTTATAGAAGCTCCATTAAAATGGTAGTTACTAATATGAAAGAATTATGCGAGTATGGTAGACAAAAGAAACTATCTCGTAAGCATAAACACTTAGAAATGATTAAAATCTATGGTGAGTGTAAAGGTATGGGAGACAAGAATTATAAATTACCGCAAAAATCTTCGTTCCCTAAACAATATAAAGCGGCTTATAATAAAATATGGAAATGAAAATAAATAAAAATCTAAAAAGAGTCTTAGTCACTTTAGCTCTTATAACTGTAGGATTTACTGCAGGTAAACAACAAGGTGAGCAAACTATATTAGATAGATGGGAAAATAGATGGTTTGAATCTGAATGGTATGACATTAGATCAATAGAAGAATTCCTGTATGATATTGATTACTCTATAGAACTTGGAAGTAAAGTAGCAGTTGTAAATGGGAATAATCGAAACGTAATACGAATCAAGTAAGATAATATAATAAACAAACAAAATATGTATTGTAAATGTGGAACTCTTGTGCACCCAGTGCGATTAGAATTAGGTTATAAAAATTGTGTTAGTTGTAGTAATACGGAAACTTACTCATACGTGCCTATTATCACCCATAAAACTGGTAATACTATACAAATAGTATCGCAAGCAGTTTCCGCATCAGTACATAAAGCGTGGAGGCGTAAATAATATGAGATATAATTTTAAATCATCACAAGATGAAGCGTTACATTTCTTACATCTTAGAATAAAAAAATTAGTAGAGGAAAATAAAAAATTAAAAGAAAAATTAAATGGACAGTAAAAAAGCATATGAGATTATGAAAGAAGAGTATATAAATAAAGAAGCATTAGAACTTTGTAATCAAATAGAAAGACAACTAGAAAGAATAGTATCTTATGATGACGGGTTTTTAAATGATAAAACTTTTAATGAAATTAAAACACACGCCATAAAATTATTAAAAGAATGGCACTTGTAATCTAGTAGACGAGTAGGTTAATTAGCGTTGTCCTATAAAGCATTTGCATATACGAGACAACACATAACTGAATTGCTAAATAGATTACTGATAACTAGGTATGGGAATAATAGTATTGGTGAGGGATCGTTATGAACTCAATACAATTATAACTACTGACGAGTATTGAGGTTCGATTCCTCAACTAGTTACTAAATACCGACTACCTAACAGGTAAATCGACAACTTGGCTTCCTTGAGGTATCAGTTGTACAAAGCCAGTCGTAGTGAAAGTGGTCGGTAAAATATTATGTGACAAAATGTCACGCGAAACATAATACGAATAAAGAAAGATAATAATAATATGAAACAAAAAACAATTTACGACTCATTATTACCTAACATTAAATCAAATTTTAAAGTTAGTGTTAGAAAATACGATACAGCTAAAAGACTAAAGTATGTTCTCATGTCTAAGTCTCTTTGGTATCAACTAACTATTGATGAACTAAGAGAATTAATAACTTATGCTGATATACAAGTATCTAACCTAGATAAATATAGTTTTATGTACGGTGATAATATAATAAAAAATTAATATGAAACAAACTGATAACACTTTACCGAACTGGTTTGAAGGTACGGTATATGACGAAGGAGATAATATAACAAATCCTTTTACTGGTGAATCTTATTATTTAAATGCAGGAGAAACATCTATGTACGATTTAATTATGGGAATTAATTATGTTGGTGATCATAGAGGGTGGGACGATGAAATGATTGAGCTGCATCAAAAAGCTTTATCTTGGTTTAGAAAAGTAAACCCGCAAGCTTATATGGTATTATTAGATTAAAATTAAAATTATGGCAACAAGAAACTTAGTAATGGTCGTAGACCGAAAACACAGTAGTAATTATCCACAAGGATTTAGCGTACATCCTGATATAGTAATGAAACATAGCTATGTTAACATGTATCAACACCATGACGGTTATCCTCAATGGCAAGGAGTACAAATAGCTAATTGGTTACTCGCAATGAATAATGGATGCCAAGATGGTAGTAGATTAGCCGCTAAATTTATACATGATATGTATTATGATAGTTGTTACTTATATAATAGTCCTGATGCAATAGATCACGAGTATAGATATATTATATGGTCAGGTAATAAAGATAAAATTCATGTAAGTTGTTGGAATATGTATAAAGGAGAGATTGTGTTTGTATTAACACCTGAAAAAATTATATCTAAATATATGGACGATATGGAATATACTGATTTTGCTAATGGTGAAATTAGGATGGGTAGAGTATGTAAATGTACCTCAGACAATACATAGATAAATATTTCATATTTATAATGAATATAATTATATAATCACATGTTTAAAACAAGAATTACAATCGAAAATTAATACGAAAAAAGACAGATAATATGACTGATGAACAAATTGAACAATTAGCTCAACGTGTAGCAAAATTAATAATTAATAATTTACACGAAGGATTAATTAGTGGATTAAATGAATGGGAACCAGATGAAGAAGAAGATCTATTAGCTGAATTAGCTAAATGCATGACTTTGTTAGATAAGTATTTAAAAGCAGAGCAATATGAAAAATGCGAAATAATTAAAAATAAAATAAAAACAATAGAAAATAAACTTAGAAGATTATGATGAAACCAATGTTAGCACACAAGTTTGATATTAAAAGAGTTGATTACTCTGAACCTGTGTATATTCAACCTAAACTAGACGGCGTCCGTTGTCTATTTACTAAAGATGGTGCTTTTTCTCGCACCGGTAAACAATTTATGAATGTAGCTCATATTCATGCAGAGCTTATACCATTTTTTCAACAACAACCAGACGTTGTACTTGATGGTGAATTATACAATCATAAATTAAAAAATGATTTTGAAAAAATTATATCATTAGTACGTAAACAAAAACCTACAGCTGATGATAGATTAGAAGCTAGACAACTTGTACAGTTTCACGTGTATGATTATTTTGATGGTGTTATGTATGATAATTATGAACAACGCATGAATCAACTAAACTGTGTTAATTTTTATGGTAAAAGTATAAAATATGTACCATCTTACAAAGTAAACAAACATGAAGAAGCTCTTAATATGCATCATGATGGTTTTCTAGCTGATGGTTATGAAGGTTCAATACTAAGACTAAATGGTTTATATAAACACGGTAGATCTTATGATCTTATGAAATTTAAAGACTTCAGCGATACTGAAGCAACTATTATAGGTTATGAAACAGGTAAAGGTAAACGCGAAGGTACTATTGGTAAATTCTTAATGCAAGATGATGAAGGTGTTAAGTTCGGTTGTCCTCCAGGTAAAGGCTACAACTACAAAGACCTAGCTAATATACTTGATAACATTGGCGATTATATTGGCAAACGTGCTACCTTTACTTATTTCCAACGAACACAAGCAGGTTCATACAGACACCCGCTATTTAAATGTATTAGAAATTATGAATAAATTAATATGGCAATTATACAACGACAATATGATAAGCGAAGAGGTAGCAAACCTCTTATTAGACAAACATTATAATAGACTAAATCACAAACGATATAGATGAATATATTTTATTTACATTCTGACCCAGTTAAAGCTGCAAATATACAATACAATAAACATGTAGTTAAAATGATCTTAGAATCAGCTCAAATGCTTTGTACAGCTCATCATCATTATGCTGAATTGTTAAATTATGATGCAGATTATATACCTTATAAAAAAGCACATTATAATCATCCGTCAACAATATGGACTAGACAAAACAGTAGACAATACTATTGGCTTTTTCATCATATGTTGGCTCTTGGTAATGAGTACACTAAACGTTATGGTAAGAAACATCTTAGTATAACAAAGTGTTTTGATGCTCTTAAAAATTGTCCTGTAGGTATGCCTTTAGGCGGTGAGTTTAACGAACCACCTCAAGCTATGCCTGATGAGTACAAAGTTCCAGGTTGTAGCATCACAGCTTATTGGAATTATTATGAAGGTGAAAAATATTTAGTAGCAGGAGCTACAGAAGAATTAATAACAAGAAATAAACTATATGACACGAAGAAAATTATATGAACACTTAATGAGTACCAATATTTTTGGTATAAAAGATAAAATAAAACAATTTAAAAAAGCAAAAAAGAGGAAAAAATGAAAAAATATAATATACAAAATTATATTCGATATAAAGAAGATTTAAAAGAATCTATACCAATTGACAAGCTTTATAAAGAATATAGTAGAAACCAACTTATAGTTAAATTTTTACCTTTAGTAGAAACTATGGCTAGAAAATTTTCAACTAGTCAACAAGCTTCTGGTATTTTAACAATCATGGATTTAATACAAATAGGTAGTTTAGGATTAACTAAAGCTGTTGACAAATTAGATTGGGATAAACTAGAAGAATCAGAAGATATAGAAAAAACATTAAAATCTTTTTTTAGTAAAAGAATTAAAGGTGCTATACGTAGACAAATTGACCAATTAAGAGGCAACATAAGAATACCAGAGCATAAACTTAATGAAATTAGAAATAGTAAAGATAAAAAAATGGTAGCAATGTTTTTTAATTCTATATTTTTAAGTATTGACGTAAAAGTAAATGATGAAGATTTATTTAATCAAATACCTGATAAATCAGAACCATATAACATACCATTAATGAATGCTTATTTAAAAAGTTTAATGAGTAAACATCTTAGTGATTCACAATATGAAGTATTAAGATTATCTTATGGACTTGATTGTGATAAGTATTCAGCAAAAGAAATTGCTGCAGAACTTAAGCTTGAAGGAAGCGGTAGTTATGTAAGAGTTTCTGAGCTAAAAAAACAAGCCGTACAGACTTTAATAGATAATGTAGATCACTCGCAAGTGCTTGACTATCTATAAGTTAGATATGTAAATTAAACTAATAACATGTAATTATATTAATATGACCATTAACGAAAAATTATCAACAATTCAGACAAAGTTTAAATCGAAAAAAAGTAGATTTAACTCATTCGGTAAATATTACTTCCGGTCAGCCGAAGACATTCTCGAAGCAACAAAACCCTACTTATTAGAGTTAGGAGTATCAGTAGTAATTAATGAAGAACTTATTCCAAATGAATATGTTACTGTATTAAAAACAACTGCAACTATAACTGATGGTAAAGAAACAATTAATGCAACAGCAATAGTTGGGGTAGATCTAGAACAAAAAGGTATGCAAATGCCTCAGCGTTTTGGTTCCGCATCGAGCTATGGGAAGAAATATGCATTAGGAAATTTATTCCTAATTGACGATACTAAAGATAGTGATGCTACTAATACACACGGAAAAGATAAACTTAAAGACATTAACAAAGCTAAAAGTTATATTCAATCTGGAGGTAAAATAGATGCTATTAAAAAGAAGTATCAACTAACGCCTGATCAAGAACAGGCACTTAAAACACTTTAATGAAAAAAGAAGATGTAATTAAAAAGTTACGTAATGATGAAGATTACTATGGAAATTTTGGTAAAAAATATCTTAGTAATTCTGATATTAGTGCTTTACTTACAAATCCTTTAGCTTTAGGACAGCAGCAAGCTCAGCGACCTGCATTTCTAGTTGGTGGATACTTTCATACCGCTATACTAGAACCAGATAAACTGAAAAAGTACAAGGTTATACCTTCGTCAACTAGAAACACTAAAGCTTATAAAGAGATGTCTGGTGGTGAACTATGTTTATTACAGCACGAAGTCGATGCAATAGAACTTATGACTGACAAAATGTTAGACAATACAGTTTGTAAAGCAATGATACGTGATGCTAATACAGAGTACGAACTACCAAGTATTAAAGAGATTGAGGGTGAAATGTGGAAAGGAAAAGCAGATATTGTAAATCACAATGAGAAGCTAGTCATTGATTTGAAAACGACAGCTGACATAACTAAATTTAAATGGTCTGCATCCAAATACAATTACGATTCTCAAGCTTATATTTATAGTGAGTTGTTTGGTTATGAGATGGTTTTTATTGTAATAGATAAAAATACTCATCAACTAGGCATCTTTGACTGCTCACCAGAATTTTATGCAAAAGGTCAAGACAAAGTCCAACGAGCAGTGGAATCTTATAGATTATTTTATAAGAACGATAACTTTGACCCAAAGCAATATTTTATTAATAAAACCTTATAACATGGCAAGAACCAGAAAAAACCAAACAAAAGTTTGTAGCGTAACAGGATTAGAAACTAGTGTAAATAATTTTTACAATAATCAAACTCATGTTAAAGCTGTAGACAATTTAAGAAGAACGACAGGGGCTACTAAAGAGCAATTGTCAAGAATGTTTAACCAAATTAATCAATACGTATAATATGGCAGGTATAATTAAAGGTAGTATTAATTTATCAGAAATACCTAAGGATAAAATTATTCCAGGTAAAAAAGGTAAATATCTACCAATATCAATTACGATAAACGATGAAATCGATCAGTTCGGTAACTTCGGTCCAATCATAGTTGATCAATCAAAAGAGGAAAGAGAAGCTAAAGTTGCTAAGAAATATCTTGGTAATGTTAGAGTTGTATGGAGCAACGGAACTTTTCCTGAAGCACCAAAACAAGGTGCACCAGCTCCAGCACTAAAAGCTGCAGCAGTAAAAGTAGAAGACGATTTACCATTTTAAATTAAATTAAATGCAAGTAGAACAATACGAGATTAATGGATTTGCTATTGATACATTCAATCAGCATGGCCTAGAAGTTGGCAAGAAACAAGGGACGTGTCCTTTGTGCTCACATACTAGGAAACCTAAGAATCAGAAGCTTAAATGTGCTTCTTATGATTGGGAACGGGGTCTCGGAACTTGTCACAATTGTAATTCTACTTTTCAATTACATACATATAACCGTAAGGGATCAAACGAAAAGGAATATGTAAGGCCAGAGATGACTAAATATCTTTGTGTAAAAGATAAAACTCAACAATGGTTTGAAAGTAGAGGTATAACTCAACAGACCTTGGACGATCTTAAAGTTGGTCAAGGTCTTGAGTATATGCCACAAACTGGCAAGCAAGAGAACACAATACAATTTAACTATGTAATTGGTAATCAACTTATTAATGTAAAATATAGAGACGGTAGAAAAAACTTTAAATTATATAAAGGTGCTGAAAAAATATTTTATAACATTAATAGTGTTGTAGGATATGACAGTTGCGTTATAACTGAAGGAGAAATGGATGTATTAGCTTTGCATGAAGCTGGTGTAAAAAATGCTATATCAGTTCCTAATGGCGCAACATTAAGTCATAACAATTTAGATTACTTAGATAATTGTATAGATTATTTTGATGATAAAACAAAGATAATACTAGCATTAGATACTGATGATCCAGGTTTAGCATTAAGAGCAGAGTTAGTTAGAAGACTAGGTGCTGAAACTTGTTATCTTGTAGATTTTGAAGACTGTAAAGATGCTAATGAATATCTTATAAAATATGGTAAAGAAAAGCTTAAACAAGTTATTAGTAAAGCAAGATCTTATCCATTAGAAAATGTAACCACATTTAAAGATATTGAAGGAGATGTTAAAGACTTTGTTAAAAACGGTTTTAAACCAGGTTATCAAGTAGGTTTATCAAACTTTGATGCAATATTTAGTACATATACTAGTCAGTTTATAACTGTTACTGGTATACCAAGTTCTGGTAAATCAGATTTTGTAGATCAAATGGTTGTAGGTTATAATAAAAACTATGGTTGGAAAACAGGTTTTGCTTCACCAGAAAACAGTCCTAATTATTTGCATGCTCATAAATTGATGCGTAAATGCTGGGGTAATATGCCTGAAGTAGAAGATATTGATTCAGATAAATGGAAAGAAGTTGGTAGTCATGTTAATGATAATTTCTTTTTTATTGATATGGATAAGTATAGTCTTGAATCAGTGTTACGTAAAGGTGCTGAGCTAGTTAAACGTAAAGGCATTAAATGCTTAGTCATTGACCCTTTTAATAAAGTTAGAGATAAAAACGCTAGCTCCTTAGATGTTAATACATATACTATGGAGTATTTAACTAAAATAGAAAACTTTGCTAAAAAGTTTGATGTATTAGTTTTTATTGTGGCTCATCCAACTAAAATGTATAAAGATAAAGACGGACAAATTGAAGAACCAAATATGTATAACATTAAAGGTGGTGGTGAATGGTATGATGCTAGTTACCACGGTATATTAGTTCATAGAGATTATGATGCTAAAACAGTTAAAGCAAAAGTACTTAAAGTTAAGTTTCAAAACCTTGGTGAAAATGGTGCTGAAGCTCATTTTAAATGGGAACCAAAATCAGGCTCATTTATACCACATGTCATAGATAAAATTAAAGATGAACCAATGCCTTGGGAATAAATGCCACGAAAGAAAGATGTAATGGGACAATATATGCCTAGCGAAAAAGATAGAGAAGCTTACGCTTGGTGTATAAACAACGGAATATATATATCACCGTTTGCAAATGGAGAAGGAGCTTGGTATATAGAAATTAAAATGAATAATAAAATAAATAGATCTCCATTAACATATGGTCCAGTTTCAATATGGATACAGATGTATGAGTTCTATAAATACTATTATAAAAAATATGCGCAGAAAATTTAAAAATGCAGAAGAAGCTTATAATTATTTTCTAGATAAGATTATAATTGAAGGTGTTACATTTGGTGATACTAAAGCTTTATTTAATGTAGGTTTTACAATGGAAAATCCATTAGATAACCACATTATTAATAAAGAACGTAATTGGAAACTAGACTATGCTGAGGCTGAATGGCAATGGTATTTGTCTGGTGATCCTAATATTAAAAAACTAGGAGAAATATATGGTAAAATACCTGCTATATGGGAACGTATGGCTGATAGTAAAGGATATGTTAATTCTAATTATGGTTGGCAATGGCAGCGTTATGATCAAATAGATTATGTTGTTGCAAAACTTAAAAATGTAAAAGATACAAGACATGCCGCAATATCTATTTATGATGCAAAAGAACATGATAGTTATGCTAAAGATACACCTTGTACTTACGCGGTTCAGTTTACAATATTAAACAATAGACTAAATATGGCTGTTCTAATGCGTTCTAATGATCTCTGGTATGGTTTCTGTAATGACCAATACCAATTTAGTAACTTACAAAAATTAATTGCAGATAAATTAGATATTAAAGTTGGTGAATATTATCATTATGCACACAACTTGCATCTCTATAATAATAAATTATAAATATGTATTATTTATATCACATTCCTGGTAAAAAGATTGGTGTTACGTGTAATCTTAATAAAAGAGTTACGTTAACGCAGGGTTATAACCCAGATGAATATGAAGTTCTTGATCAGTCCGATGATATAGATTATATATCAGAGAAAGAGATAGAACTTCAACAGTCTTATGGCTATAAGATAGATCGTAAAAAATATAATGAACTATTTAAATTTAATAAAAAAATGAAAATAAACGTAACAGAACAAACTACTACGTTTCCATGTCCAGTTAATAAATTAAAAGGACAACTGTTAGATAATATAGGTATGGAGTGGGAGACCGAACATGGTACTTTACATATCACAGAGAAAACAGTTCCTTGGATAATGAAAAACGTTAAAACATCTATGTATAACAACAATAGATGCTACGTGTATAATAAAGCTTTTGCAAGATTATACGATAATAATAATTTGTTTTCAGAACCAATAATGGTTCAATGTGAAGATGATGCAATGTTTAGTAGAATTAGAGAATGGGCACAGGATAGAGGATTATACGATAAGGGTAATGCTCATACTCAATATGTAAAGCTTCAAGAAGAAGCTGGTGAATTAGCTAAAGCATTACTTAAAGAAGACAAACCTGAAATTATAGATGCTATTGGAGATATGGTTGTTGTATTAACAAATTTGTCACACATGCAAGGTGTTACAATAGAACACTGTATTGATAGCGCTTATAAAGTTATTAGTAAACGAACAGGTAAAATGATTAACGGAACATTTGTAAAAGATGAAAATTAAAACTAAAGACAAGATAGTACAAACTGTACTAAGGAAGATGGACGAACGTAGTTTAATAGGCCAAAAGAAATATGGAGCTACAATGATGCAAGAAATTGAAGGTCAAGAAAAAGATCTTAATCGTTTTCTAATTGATGTACAAGAAGAATTAATGGATGCATTATTATATATTGAAGCAGCTAAACGCTGTTTAACTGATGAAATAGAAGAATGCATGATCAATAGACAAAAAAGTTTTAATGATAACATTTCAAATATCGAAGTATACGATGAAAAAGAGTTATAAAAGAAAACGTGGACCTGTACAAGCAAAAAAGGTAACATATGATGGTATCAAATTTGCTTCAGGTCTTGAGCGTTATATGTATCAAGCTTTAAAAAAAGCTAAAATCAAAGCTACTTATGAAGGAAAAACATTTGAAATCGTAAGTGGTTTTGAGTTTGATACCACTTGTATTGCTAGATCAGCAAATGGAAAAGGAGATTATAAAGATAGAGGTAATAAGAAAATACTACCTATTAAATATACTCCAGATTTTATTGGTTGTAACTTTATAATAGAATGTAAAGGTAGAGCTAATGAGTCGTTTCCATTACGTTGGAAGTTGTTTAAAAAACATTTAAAAGATAACAATATAGATACAACCCTATATAAACCACAAAATCAAAAAGAATGCGACAGAACCGTAGAGTTAATCCTAAACTTGTAAAAGTAACAGCTAGAAATAACTATCGTGATCGTCAAGTAGACAAATGGTGGAAATGGTCATGGGAACAAAGAGGAAAAATTAAATATAAAGAACTTGTGAAATATCAAGATAAATATAAATTAAAAGTTTATGGATAAAGAAAAATGGAATTGGTCTTTGTCAATAGGTTTTTATCCAGGTATATTATTTGGATTAAGAGCTTACGAAGAAGAACAAAGTATAACCTATGTGTTGTATGTACCTTTAGTAGATATAGCATTAGAATTACCTTATTAATATGAGTTTATTTAAAGAAAGAATACCTTACAAACCGTTTGAATACCCAATATATTACACAGAAGGTTGGTTAAAACAAGCGCAGGCATTTTGGTTACATACAGAAATACCTATGTCAGGTGATGTAAAAGACTGGAACGAAAAATTAACACCAGAAGAAAAAAACTTAGTAGGAAATATACTATTAGGTTTTGCTCAAACTGAATGTGCAGTATCTGATTACTGGACACAAAAAGTCGTATCATGGTTTCCAAAACATGAGATACAGCAAATGGCTATGATGTTCGGCTCACAAGAAACAATACATGCTGTAGCTTATAGTTATTTAAATGAAACACTTGGACTTGAAGATTTTGAAGCGTTTTTACACGAACCCGCAACTGCGGAGAGATTTGATAACCTGGTTGGTTATGACGGCTCTGATCCTGTGGGGATTGGTAGAAGCTTGGCTATATTTTCTGCTTTTGCAGAAGGTGTTAGTCTTTACAGTGCTTTTGCTGTTCTTTATTCTTTTCAGTTACGTAATCTTCTCAAAGGAGTAGGACAACAAATGAAATGGTCTGTAAGAGACGAATCATTACATAGTAGAATGGGTTGTCAACTATACAGACATATGTGTGAAGAAATACCAGATCTTAAAAACGATTGTAAAGAAGATATATATACAGCAGCTAAAATCATGGTTGATCTTGAAGAAAAATATATTGACAAAATGTTTGAAATGGGTGATATTGAAAACTTAAAATCATATGACTTAAAACAATTTATTAGAAAAAGAACAAATGAAAAGCTACAAGAACTTGGTTACTCAGACAAAAGAAGATTTTTCAACTATGACAAGGACGCAGCAGCGAATCTTGATTGGTTCTATCATCTTACTGGGGGTCACACTCACACTGACTTTTTTGCGATTAGGCCAACTGACTATAGTAAAGCAAATGAAGGAGAAGATTTTGAAGACATATGGTAATGACAAGAAAAAGAAGATGGAGGTATAGATTATTGAAATTTTTAAGATATACAAATAAATTAACTAGTTACCAGAAGTTTGCATCACGTGTAGGATATATGGGTGCTGCATTTTTAATAGCTGGTCAATGGACATTAGATCCTAGGTTATTTATAATAGGATTTTGTTGTGTGATTGTACAGGTATCATCACGTAAACAATGGAACTTAGTTGCACTAAACTTAAATGGTTTAGTAGCATGGATAAATCATTTTTTAAAATAAATTATGGCACAAAATAAATTAAAACAAAAAGTAGAATCATTAACAAAAGTTGTACAAGCTTTAATAAAAGAACTACAACACAATGTAAGCATGGCTCAAGGAACATTAACAGCTTTTCAATTACACGTAGGTAAAGAAGAGTGGGAAAAAATTGTAGAAGAATTAAAAGACGTAGAAAAAAGAAAACACGCAGCAGCCGCTGGTATTAACGAAAAAAAATTAGACTTAGATGTGGAATAATGAATGGATTAAAGGAGTAGATTATCCTGAATGGGGAGATAATGAAGTTTATAAAAAAACAATAGGAGGAGGTTATTTATATAATGAAGAAACACCTAAAGAAGCTTATAAAAGAGTTTCAAAAACAGTTGCAAGAAGGTTACAAAAACCTGAAATGGCTGATTCATTTTTTAATTACATTTGGAAAGGTTGGCTTTGCTTGGCTTCGCCGGTTCTTTCAAATACTGGGACTGATCGCGGGCTTCCTATCAGTTGCTTTGGTATTGATGTTGCTGACAGTATTATCGATATTGGACAGAAGAACTTAGAGATGATGCTACTCGCTAAACACGGCGGTGGAGTTGGTATCGGTATAAATCAAATAAGACCCGCCGGAGCTAAAATAACAGGTAATGGAACAAGTGACGGAGTTGTACCTTTTTGTAAAATATATGATTCAACTATACTCGCAACGAATCAAGGATCTGTCAGAAGAGGAGCTGCATCAGTTAATATCAACATTGAACATGACGATTTTGAAGAATGGCTCGAGATTAGAGAACCAAAAGGAGATGTCAACAGACAGTCTCTTAACTTACATCAATGCGCAGTCGTCGGTGATAAGTTCATGCGAAGACTTACTTCAGGAGATCAGAACGCAAGAAGAAAATGGGGTAAACTCTTACAGAAACGTAAAGCAACTGGTGAACCTTATATTTTATTTAAAGGAAATACAAATAAGCAAAACCCAACAGCTTACAAAGAAAACGCATTAAAAGTACATATGACAAACATCTGTAGTGAAATAGTTTTACATACAGATGAAAATCACTCATTCGTTTGTTGTCTATCTAGCTTAAACCTAGCTAAGTATGACGAATGGAAAAATACAAATATCATTTATGACTCAATATGGTTTTTAGATGGTGTGCTTGAAGAATTTATACAAAGAGCTAAATACAGAAAAGGTTTTGAAAACTCTGTAAGGTTTGCCGAAAAAGGTAGAGCATTAGGTCTTGGTGTACTTGGTTGGCACACTCATTTACAAGAAAAAGGTTTACCATTTGAGGGTTTATTATCACAATATGAAACTAGAAGAATTTTTAGTCAAATCAAAATTGAATCTGAAAGAGCTAGCATGGCTCTTGCTGATGCTTATGGAGAACCTCTTTGGTGTGTTGGTACTGGTTTTCGTAATACCCATTTACGCGCTATTGCTCCCACTGTTAGTAATAGCAAACTTTCTGGAAATGTTAGTCCCGGGATTGAACCCTGGGCAGCTAATGTATTCACGGAGCAATCTGCTAAAGGTACGTTTATTAGGAAAAATCCTACGCTTGTTAAAGTTTTGGAAGAAATAGGAATAAATAATAAAGAAACATGGGACAAAATATTGGCAGATGGTGGTTCGGTACAGGATATAAAAGAATTAGACGAAGATACCAAAGAAGTATTTAAAACATTTAAAGAGATTAATCAATTAGAATTAGTTAGGCAAGCTGGTATACGTCAGCAATATATAGATCAAAGTGTAAGTCTTAATTTAGCATTTCCACAAGAAGCAAACCCTAAATGGATAAATCAAGTTCATTTAGACGCGTGGAAAAAAGGTGTTAAAACTTTATACTATATGAGAACAGAGTCCGTTCTTCGTGGAGATATAGCTAATAAAGCTATGGAAGACTGTGTAGCCTGTGATGGATAATAATAAAGGGGAACTCGATTGAGCTCCCCTTTGGTTACAGGATCTTCGGGTATGGTACGCCCGTTATATTTTGATCCTTAACATCTCCATCTTGCTCTTGCAGCTCTACCTCTTTCTCCTGTCCAACCTTTTGATCTAGCACAAAATGATTTTCTTCTAGCTTTTTCTTTTTCACTCAACTCACTAACTGGTCCAGTTACAGCTGTTTTTAAATTGCTACCAGGATTTTTTCTTTTATATTCTTTAACACCAGCTTCAGTCATACCGGCTCCTTCTTCTACTGTTCTAAAATTACGACCTTTACCTTTAGTGGTTTTAGCGGGTTCTTTAGATGATTTTCTAGTAGGAGCACCACATTCTTCACCAGTCTTTACATTAACCCAGTTTTCCTTTTCAAACCAGTCTTTTAATGTGGCTCCTTTTTTACGAGCTCCACTTACTTCTGACTGTTGAGATCTTTCTCTTCTACCTGATCTACCAGCTGATTCTTTAGCTCTAATAACTTTTTGCCTTTGTTCTTCACTCATGTTATTTACCTTAGATTTAGGTAAACAAACCTTAGTTGTACCACCACCTTTTGTAGCTTTAGCTGGTGATGATTTTCTACAACTACCTTTAGCACCTGGTTGTGTGCCTGGAACTCTTTCATAACCTTTCCAACAGTTAAGTGGTGATATGTTTCTATACGGATGTGCCATTATTATTTCTTTTTACCTACGCCCCAATTTGAAGCTCCTCTTTTTCTACATTGAACTAATTGACCTGATGCATAAGCGCTTGGCCAAACCTTTACAGCTGCTTTTACTTTATGATAACACGCATCTTTTTCACCTTTTTTTTTTAATGGAGACATCTTTAATTCTTTTAACTCTTTTTTACGCATAAAGTAATTGCTTCTAGGTTTATCAGCTTCGTAATGTGATTTTCTTTCCTTCATTGTAGTTCCATATAAAACAGAGGTTTTTAATTTCTCATCTTTTTTTTTTACTGGTTTTTTCTTTGCAAAAGGATCTATGTTTAATGGAGACATAGATGATTTTCTATTTGGAGCTAATTGCCATTTTTTAATTCCAGTTAGATCTTTTTCCTCAGCATCATTAGTAGGTATAAGTCTTAACTTCTTTTTAACAACATCATAATATTTTTCTCCTTTTTCCATATCATATTCTTTTTGACCATCCGGTTTTTTAAGATATAATTCTTTTTCTCTTTTCCAAGCGTTTGATGCTGCTATACTATCATTTTCAGTAGCTGCTAACGGAGTAGCGTGCGGCATTTTAAATGTACCTATATTTTCTCTCATTTTTTCATTATGTTTAATTCCTTCTTTATTACCAGTTGTTCCTGGACTATTATATTTTCTTACTTTACCCCAACCACCTGAGTGCATCATTTCTGAATCACAGTGATTAAATGGTGAAGATGATTCTCTTTTAAGTGCTGCTTTTAAAAATTTATAACCTTTACTTAATCCTTTTGCAGCTAATCCAGCGGGTGCAAATGTTGTTGCAGCTTCTAATCCTAATTCCCATGGTTTTACCTTCTTATCACCGTCCCAATCTAAATAATTTGTAACACGGTCAATAATTTTTTCACCTAGTTTTAATTTTTTTTTGTATGAACTTGGATTTTCTAATTTTCTTTTTTGAGTCATATTAGTACCCGGATCTCTATTTGCCCATTTAGCATCTGAATTTAACGGTGATTTTTTCATATTACTTTATACTTTGTTTTTCTATCGTCTTTATATGCTTTAAGACATCTGTTTCTGTTATCTTCTTCTGACACATATGATATATGTACCCAGTTCGGATTCATGTCCGTACCAAATTCCCAAATCATTTGATCAAAATCTAAATTTTCTTTTATCCAATTATACATTTCAGCGTTTGTTTTATAACCAAATACATCGTCAATGTCAATTGCTTGTCCTTTACAATGTTGAGATGTTTTTGACCCACCGATCTTAGTGTTAAGTTCAGATGATCTAAAAAATGAATTTACTTTTATTGGACCTCCAACCCATTCTCTTAATGGTTCAAATATTTTTTCTGCTAAAATCTTCATATTTTCTACCTGCGTAGGATTAGGAGTATTATCTATACATCTACGTTTAGCAGTATTAGAATGTATTGCTTCCGCGTACGTTATGTGATTACTTATTTTCATATTATTAACTTCCATTAAATACAGCGTAAGCATTAACTTTACGCTTTTTACCAAAAGATATTGTAGCTATTAATTCTCTTCTATCTTTTGATTTTTCTTCTTGTGGGTAATACTTAGGATTAGTACTGTTTAGTTTTCTTTTTTTCATTTTAAAAAATAATTAACTACCTATCTACCGTAATAATTTCTTACAGGCTTTTTCGGAAGTTTAGTAACCTCTTTTGACATTAAGTTATTTTCATTTTTTCCTAAAATATACCCACCTGTTGCTGCGGCGGCACCACCTATTCTCGATGTTAGAGATGGCTTTTTTAAAGTACCTACAACCGGAACATTTGTCGGTTTAATAGTTGCTTCAAAAGGAATTCTATTTTTATTTAAAAGTTTTAAATTTTTAGCAGGTACAGCCATAGGCTTTGATTGCTTTTTTAGGTGTTTCTTTAAAAAGTATTTTCCTATGTCTTTAAAAGGATTAAATTGAGCTGGACTACTTGTACCAGCTTTTCCTGTATTTCTATATGGATTTGCCATTGTTAAAATTTATTTGCGTTATTTATTTCGTTTATTGATTCTTGTATTTCTTTTAAGTCTGCTGGCATAACAAGATCTAAACCAGCTTTGAACACGATTTCTTTAACGCCATCTTTAAATATAATTAAAGTTGGTGCCATACGTACTCTATATTTTTTCTTTGCTTCAGGGGCTTTTGATATATCTACTCTATAATAAATTACATCTTTTAGCTCTTGCCACTCAGCAAAACAATTTGCTTCATTAAACTTAGCCCAAAACTCTACCACAACTGGTTTTGTTTTATCATCACCAAAAGCTTTATTAGTATTAATAGCTTTTTCAAAACTACTATCATCTATCCAATATTCCTCAGGAACATCTTGTTGACTAAAAGATAAAAAAGGTATTAAAAGTAAAATTAAGTATTTCATTATCTATTTTTTTGAATGTCATATAATCTTTCATCAATCTTACCAAGATCTTGTAGTATTTTATCTACATCTTCTTGAGTATCCATAATTGTTTGACGAATTAACTCGTCCTTTAAATCATATTCAACTCTATCAATAACAGGTTCAGGCATTTGCATAGCAAGAGCAATATCCGATTGTAGCGCAAACCACATTGTGGTTAATGATACAACTCCTCCAATTATTATTCCTATTGTTTTAAGATCTAGTGTTATTTTAGTTGATTCCCCTATTTGTGGTGCTTCCATTGCCTCTACTTATGTTGTTATTACTTGGTTTACTCATTGATGGTGAATAGCTTGGTTTAGAATAAGTAGGTGTAGAATTATAACTAGGTCGAGAATAATTGTTACTAGGTTTATAATTATTACTAGGTTTATAATTATTAGTAGGTTTATATACTGGTGGTTTATAAGAATTATTTACAGGTTTAATTCTTGGTATAATAACTATAGGTTTTACTCTAGGTTTAGCTCTATTATTTGCTATTGCAGTTTCTAAAGATCTAGAGGTTCTTCTACTATTATTATATACTATGTTATAACTTTGATTATGAAATGGTCCTTGTAACATAGGATCTTGCCAAGGTCTTTGCCATCTCCAAGGTCTCATATACCAATCCCAATAATTCCAAGGTCTATAGAAAAAAGAATTGTAACCAAAAACCCATGGATCATATATAAAGTTATAATCTAACCACAAAGGTCTAGTATGCCAATAAGAATAATAAGGTTGATAATAGTGTAATCTAGGTTTTATAGGTTTAAACTCTAGTCTTATTATATTAGCATTATAACTTGTAAATATAGAAGTAGCATCTTGACCTTCTTCTAAATATATAGTATCTGATTGTGTAATAAGCTTATAGCTACTGCAACTAGCAAACGCCGCAATAACCGCCGCATAAAGGACAATTTTCCATAATTTCATTATTTAAGTGTTATGTTCAGACCAACTGAACTGTTATATATTTTACTATCCCAAAACTTAGTATACTCTCCTTCAAAAAATATACCCATATTTTTACTAAGCTTCCAACCAAATTGTACTCCGGTTTGATAATCTTCCCATTGTTCTTTCTCAGCATCTTCTACTAATCCACCAAGTCCCCAGTTGTTTCTATTGTGATAACTAAAAGCCTCATCACCTTTTACATAATCATGATATGGTAATAAGTAAGAACCATAAGCATGGAGCCAAAAGTTATTTTTATAATGATAATAGTCAAAACCGACCACAGGTGATACAACACCAAAAGCATCTATACCTTCCCATATTTCATCATTATAACGATTCATCAAATCAGTAAATACTGTTTGCCTGAACTGTAAATCAGTATAAGCTACGGTTTCACCTTGTTCATTAATCCAATACCAATCAGATACTGTTTCGCCTGTATAATCATCTTCATATGTATAATAGATGTCATCATAACCATAATAAAAACCAAGTGTATACCACGGGTTTACTGCAAAACCGTCCTCAGTAGTTTCATTCAACCATATTTCTACAGGATTGTAACCATAAGGACGCTCATGAGTTCTAAAAATAGCGCCTGCACTTAATGAAAACTTTTTACCAATAGGTAGTTTAGCTCTTACCTCAGCAGATTTATAATCAAAGTTTATTTTACCTTGTTTTCTGCTTTCAACTTTTATCATGTGGTATTTACCACTATGTTTTAAAAAATATCTGTGATTTTTAAATACATCATTTCTAGTTCTTTCTTTTTCAGTATGAAATATATATTCAAAACCTTTAATAGATGAATTAGGAGCTGTCATAGCTACGTTAGATTCACCACCATCATAATATTGTTTACCTTTTATTTCATAATCAAACCTCGCGATCTTACGAACACCAAATCCGTAACGATAATCATAGTCATAATAATCAGTTCCATCTACTACAACAGGAACATCATATAAACTTCCATTAGGATTTGTTCTTACAAAATAACTTGGTGCATTTTCTTTTGCATTTTTAACATCACCAGCTACATAAAACGTACCGTATTTAAATAATTCATTATAAATAGATTTAAAAAATTTACCTTTTTCTTTTTCTTGAGCTGATAAAGAAAAGCTTAGTAGAAATATAATAGCTAATATTTTTTTCATTTATTTTTTGTTTTACGTGATTTTCTTTTTCTTTGTAAAGAATCCCACTCTTTTTTTAATATTGTTTTTATAGTTATAACATTTTTACATGTATCTGTTGTTATAACTTTTACTCGGTAATTTTCAATTTTTTCTACTTTAACTGTAATACATTTTTTTTGCGCATTAATTGTTAAAGAAAAAGATAATAATAAGATTAGAATAATATTTTTCATTTATTTATATTTTTTAAACATTAATTTATATAGCAATTTGTTCCAAGCTTGCTGTAACTTGTCGATAAATAGTTTTATTTTTTGTTTCATAGTTTATTTTTTAGGCATTAACCAATATTCTAAATCACCCGTAGGTCTTGCGATTTGTATAAAATCTACATTTAACTTTCCATCAGGTTTACCTTTTGTCATTGGTATTCTTTTATAACCTTTAGTTTTTAATTTATTAGCTTCATTTTTATATTTTGTTTTTACAGCTTCATCTTCATCTTTTTCTTTATCAATAGTTGTTTGTAATCCCCAGTATGGTAAACCAAGTTCCCAACCAGAATATCCAAACATTAAAGATACTCTTTGCCAAATTTCAGTATCTTTATCTACAGCTTGCTTTAAGTTCATCATTATTCTTGCTGCTCTATCTAAAGGAATATTAGTTGTAGCTGATACAATTTGAGCAATAGATAAATAAGCTGGATTATCTAAATTAAACCCTCTACGTTTAATCTCTTTTCTATTCCAAGAAAAAGTTTTTGCTGCACTTCTAAGTTTTCTAACTTTAGAATCAATAGCTGGTGAAAAATTAAACACTTCACTTACAGCATCTTCATACTTAGGATTTTTCTTAGCTCCTTGTTGTGTTAGTTTAATTATAACATCTTTAACTGTTGCAACAGCTGCACCACCATACCCTAAACCTCTTAATATAGAATCAACCATACCATTAGCTATATTACCAGCTCTATCTTCTGCTGTTCTTTCTTCTTCATCATCTGATCCAAAAGCCAAAGCAAACACCGCTTGTTGCATAGCGTTAAATATTAAGTTTTGTACAAAACCATAATAAGCTATTTTAGATAAGTTTGTTTTCCAATCGCCTCTACCATTAGCTAAGTCTAATGCAGATTTTTTCATTATTCTAGCGTACTGCATAGGAGTGTTAGCAAAGTTAAGTATTAATCTACCAATACTACTTGCTTGTTGCATTGATATTCTATCAGTTCTACTTGATTGCTGTGATTCTTCTGATATTTGATAAAAATCATCAAATGCTTTAGCTTCTGCTTCAGCTTTAGTATAAACATTACCTGTATCTATATTTACTTGTTTTAGTAAAGCATTTACTCTATTTCTATAAAAACTTGCACCACCAGTTGCTATTGCCATACTATCTGCAAATCTTGTTAATACAAAACCTTTATTAAGTAAATAAGCTATAGTACCTTTCATACCACCTTTTCTAGCGGCTTCTGCTATTTCTGATTCAGCAACGTTTATTTTTAAACCATTACGTCTTTGTACTAAATAATCAGAGTTTAACAACGTCATTACATCTGACCAGTATTGCTTTTGATTAGCAAACGCTTTTGATGCAGCTACTGGATTATTATCTGACCAGTTTAAAAAGTTTACACTAGATATAAGCTGTAATGTAGCAGATCTCATATTTAAAAACATAACTGCACCAACAGAATTATTTAACCAATCTAACAAGTTGTTAACTTGAGGGTTCATACCTATTGGTCTGTTACTACCAGATTTCATTCTACCTAAAGAATTTTTCAATGCTAGTATAAAATTATTTCCGTATAAAGCTTCTAGTTTATTTAGGTTTTTATCAGAGAATATTATATCTACATTTTGTTGCCAATTTTGTAACGCTTCTTTTCTACCTGCTTTATTTAAATTTTGTATAATATCACTAGTAATATTACCAGCCACCCAATTATTTCCAGGTTTTGGATATGATTTACCTTTTTGAATAAATGCTATTTTTTCTGCAAATACTTTTAAATCAGCATTGTTTTCTATTTTATCAACTAATCTATTTAAATCTCTTGTAGAAAGCCCAGGTATTTCCATACCCTGCATGTTCCATATATAAACTCTTAAAGCTTGTGAGTGAGTAAAATTACCTACACCAACTGGTTTGTTTAAGTTTTTAGGAATATTATCTATATTTTTTCTTAAAGCTTGAAAATCATTTGCCACAGATATTTTATCTGATATTACTTGTTGTTCTGCTTTATTAAATGGATCAAATAAATTATCTTTAAACCATTTTTTAGCTAAGTTACCTTTTTCACCTTTTGGTAATATTTTATATAATAAACCAGCAAAGTCTTCTGCTGATGGTGGAATAAAGAACTCAAATGTACCTACTTTTCTACCAGTTGTTTTAGCTCTAGCTTCTGAATAAGTTTTATACCATTTTTTTCCGCTTTGTTGCTCTATTATAACATTAAACTCTTTATCTAAGTTTTTTACTTTATTTTTCTTGGCCTGCTGTACTTTAGATTTAACATCTACTTGGTCAAGAATGTTTTTTACAGCTTGAACATTGGGTAAAGCATCGTCAGCAAAATAAAAATCATTATATCCTTGAGCTGTTTTATCTAGTACCCATAACGCTTTGGCATCAGGTGATCCATCTTCTAAACCTGTTATGTTTTCTAAAGGTATGTTTAAACCAATACCATCTAAAAACGCTTTAATAGATACCGCAGAAGCTTGTGGTCTAGCTGTTAAAACAAATATATCACCACTCCCAAACTTTTCTTGACGCTTTAAAGCTAAATCAGCTAATGGTCCTTTTTTTCCTTTTATTACTTTGTTAAATTCACTAAAATCAAATTCAGCACCTTGCTCTTGTAAGTTTTCAGATTCAACAGCAAACTCAGCTGGTGTAATTTTTTTAATACTACCATCAGGCATATTAACAATTACTTTGCTTTTGCTATAAGCTAACGTATCATCAAAATCAAATACACTAATACCTTTTGTAGGAGTATTAATATCTCTAGCTTTTTGAGCAGTTTGATCTGCATTAGACATGTCAACTATAGATTGCTCTGTAGTACCATTTTCTTTTATTAAACCAAATATTTTTTCTTTATTGTTATTTACTTGTTTAAAAGATTTTTTATTTGTTTTGTTTGCAGCTTCTAATTCTTTTTTAGCTTTATTTATAGTAGTTTCGCCTTTAAAAACCTTAACTAATAAATTATTCTGCATGTTTATATTATCAGTATTTTGATTAGCTTTAGATAAACCAAGTCCTAAACTTTCAGCGATAGTTACTATTTCTCCATCTTTATAAGTAACATATTCATTTAAATTTATTTCAGGATTTCCTAATAAATATCTTACCCAAGTATTAGGTTTGTCCATGCTAAAAAAATCACTAGGCAACTGACTTCTATAACCAGCTAAAGCTATAATGTCATCATCAGTTTTTAATAATTGACCTTGTGTATAATTATCTTTTAAAAATTTAAAATCTTTATTTACGCTATTATTAATAAGCATTTCTAACACAACCTTAGTAGCGTTGCTTGACGGTAAAGTATGTTCAGCTACAAAATTTTTAGCATTAGAATCCAGTTGATTATTAGTTGAGAAAAATTTAATAGGAGCTAAAACTCTCATAGGATGTGTTGATATATTACCTTGAGTATTCAACCAAGTTCCCCAAAACTCTAATCTTTCTTTTATTATTTTACCATTACTATCTCTTATATCAGTATTTATACCGTCTATTATCTTTTTTAATACTTTAATTTTATTTTCTTGAAGCTCTATAAATTTCTTGTCTTTTAATAAAGCTTTTCTTTTTTCAGGCTTCATCTTAGCGTATTTAGCTTGTTCAGCTTCTGCTTCTTTTAATATATTAAAATCTTGTTCAGTAAAAATTTTACCATATTTTGGACCTGAAAACAAAGATGTTTTAGATAAATCAGTTAATTCGTTTATATTTTGTTTTACTCTTTTATTAAATATAGATCTACCACTATCAGCCCAAGATTTTGTATTTAAGAAAAAAGCTGTTCCAAAATTATCTAAGTTTCTTATAACGCTTTCATCTCTGTTTCTTTTTTGCTCTGCATTAAAACCATTAGATAAAGCTTTGCCTTTTTTCTTAGCAGGATATAAATCATAACCAGCAATATTTGCTAATTGTCTAACACTCGATTTAACTACATTACCTATTTTTTTTAATTCATCTATTGTAAGTTTAGGTTTTTTAGCTGCAGGTTTTTTAATAAAGTCTTTTATTGATTTTGTAAAATCTTTAAGAGCAGAAGCTAAAGATCTACCAGCATTTCTAGCAGCTCTAAGTGTTCTAAGTCCAGCTTCAACAACACCAGTTAAAGCATTCATAGATAAGTTTGTTTTTCTAAATGTTTCTAACTGTGAGATAGCGTCACTTAAAAAGTCCGCTTCAATGTCATTTATATTTTCTTCTGTTATTCTATTATTAATAACATCTTCAACAGTATTTTCTACAACATCTAAAGATGTATCTTCTAGATTTCTTTTATCTAAATTATATTCAACTTCATTTATAAATTGCTCTGCAGTTAGATTTGATCCTTTTAATTCTAATCTACCTTGTAAATCAGTCATAAACTGCTGATCACCTCTTAATTCTTGCATTTGCTCTATAGCAATGCCTTCACCTAACAGACTATATAATGATTGTTGACGTTTTTCATTAGCTTTGAAATAATCTTTTACAGCTTCTAGTTGAGCATCTGTTATAGCTGGTATTTTATAAACTTGTTTTCTAAAGTCAGTTCTTTTACCATCTTCTATCTTAGTAGTAGGTGTAGTACCAGTTTGTTGAATATTAAATAATTTACCAAATCTTCTTTTTATCTGAGCAATAGGGATTGTAGCAATAAAATCTTTAGTAACTAAACGATCTACATTGTTATTGTATTGTTCGCTGTTCCATTTACCAAGTTTATCTTTTATAAGTTTTCTATAAGCAGGTGTTTGAGTTTGCTTAACAATAGATTGTGCTACAACTTTTGGTGAAGTGCTTTCAGTTGCTACAGCTCTATTAATATCGTCTTTAATTTTAACTGTTTGCTCTGATCTTACTTCAGGTGTAATATTTTCAGTTATTACTTCTAATGTAGCAGGATAAACTTTAGCTCTTGCAGTTTCAGTTGGCGCTACATCTATATCTACTTCTTCAGCTACAACTTCTCTAGCTTCTTGCTTATCAAGAGTTGTTATATCTCTTTGACCTATATATTTATCATAAATACCTTGTGCTTTAGGAGCAATATTAGCAGTTACAAATGTAGAAAAAGATCCTTTGTCTGGAGACCATCTTTCCATTATACCCGCAAACTCCTTGTTTATTTCAGCTATAGCATCTTCTCTAGCCATATCACCTTTCCGAGTATCAAACATGATAGCTGCTAAACCTATTTTATTGTATTGATCTAGTAAAGCCTCAACATCTACATTAGCAGGGTTTTCTTGATATTGTCTAGCTAATTCATCGGCTTTTATTGATGGTTTTCTAGTTGGTAAAATACTCATACCAACAGTTGCATCTCTTTCTGCCTGTACTTCATTAACAAGTGTTCCTAATTCAACATCTATTTCTTTAACTCTATTAGTTTGATTTTGAGTTAACGCAGCATCATTTACTTCTTTAATAGTTTTTTGTAAAATATTTTTTTCTTTCAATAAACCAACTGCAGTTGCGTTAAGATTTAATCCAACAGGTTTTAATTGATTAACAGCGCTTTGCGTGTTTCTATAATTTAATTTTATTTGATCAGCAGTGTTTCTGTTTATTTCACCTATTTCAATTTTTTTAGTAATTTGATCATCAAGTATTTGTTGAGAATTTGATATTTGAGTTATATTTAAACCTTGTATAGGAATTGTTTGGTTAAAATCTGGATTATAAATAGTTGTTATATCACTTATGTTATAATCTTCATTTATAGCTTTTAAATTATTGTTTATCTTATTTATATTTACAGCTTCTTTTAAACCACTTGTAACTTGCATAATATTTATAGGTCCAGCATATGTAGCTCCTCCACCTACTCCCAATAAAAAAGCATCACTAACCCCTTCAAATGGATCTTTACCTTTTATCATGTTTTGTGTAATCTGGGTTGCTACTTCTTCTATACCTTCTCCTAAAGCACCAGCTGGAGCTCCTATTTTTTTAAGAGCTGTGGAATACATTTCAATTAGTCCATTTTTAAATACTTTAACGCCTTCTTTTTTACCTACTTTTAATATTATATCTTTGTAAACTCTTCCTATAGTACCTGTTCCAATCATTTCATAAAATGTTTCTGCAGCTCCTAAACCTAAAGCTTGAGCTATAAGTATACCATCGTTAGTGTCAGGGTTTTCTTCTTTTAATTGTTTATATTCTTGAGAAGCAAAAGGAACTGTATATTTTTGAAGCATTTGCATTCTTGTCATACCTCCTATTCCACTCATTAACATTGCAATACTTGTAGCAGAACTTTCTGCTAAACCACTTCCCATTTGTTGAAAACCCTCTTTCCAGTTACCTTTTTTAAAATTTTCAGTAATCCCTTGTATATCATAATTATCGTCATTCCATATAGCTTGTTGATTTTCTAGTTTTGTTGTTTCTTCTTCATAAAAATCTAATAAAGTACGTCTAAATGGAATATCAATTTTAATATCTTTTTTAAAAGCTTCAGCTGGTGTTTCTCCAGGTTCTCCTTGCCTCCATTCTTTATCTAAAACACCAAGATCAACTAATTGGTTTTGAGGCCAAGAAAAGACATTATACGCAAATTCAGGAAGTCCTAATACCATTTCTCCTAAACGCGTACTGCTTAACATTAAATCAACACCAAAAACTTTTTCTAAATAACTTTTTTTTAAAGTTTTCTCTCTTTCTTCTCTTTCTGTTTTTTCTTCTAAATTTTCAGTAAATTCTTCTAACGCTTGTTCATCTTCAACTTCTTCAGTTTGGTCAACTACTTCGTCTGGAACTACTGAAACTTCTGATACTGTCCCCGTAGGTTGATCTTCTTGTATGTTACGAATTTCATCTTCAGTTTTTATTTTAGTTGTATAATCAGGACTACTAAGCAATAAGGCTTGTATTGCAGAAATTTCTTCTTCTTTTTCTTCTTCATTTACCGCAACTTCACTTATTAAAGGTTTAATAAAAAGTTGAGCAAGAGGATCTAGGTTGTTTTCTTCTGTATGATTCGACATAATATTTAATTAAGAATACTGTTCGATTAAAGCTGCTGTTTGTTCATCTAATTCTGCTGGAAGTTCTGAAACTTCTTCAGGTAGTTGTTGATAATATATTGGCATACCTTCTTGCCACTCATTAATACCTAACATGTCTTTGTAAAATTCTGGTAAAGGCATTTCATTATCATTTAATGCTTTGATTAAATCTCTGCCTCTTTGAGTAAAACTTTCTAATGTTTCTTTAACCATAGTAGGTTGACCAGCAGGTGATGGTTGTGGTAACTTAACATCTAATGCATGATCTAATATAGCTTGCATCAACCAAGCTTTCTGAGCATCTACTAAACTTATTTTCTGACTACTATAAGGACTGATTTTATTAAATGCATATCTATTACCTACAAAATTTACTTTACCTTCAGGTGATAAATCTGTGTATAGTTTTTCTAAGTCATCTGTAACATATTCATTTATACCTAATGGTAAATCTAAACCTAATCTTTTATTAGAATAACCTGATAGCACAGATACATTACCACTTGCAACTGCAAATAATCCAGCTATATGTGAATTTATTTGAGATGTATAAGCAGGGGTTTTATTTATAGCTTCTGTGTTTATAGGTTTAATAAAATACCTTTTTATTTTATTATCATCAACAGAATACATAGGAATTTTTATAGATGTATCTTGTTCAGGATCTGAAGCATCTTGACTAAGAACAGAACCACCCAGGAAATATTGAGGTTGTAAAGTAGCATTTCTAGTTATACCAGCATTTTCAAATACATCCCCTAGTTTTAAACCTTGAGGAACCTCGCTTATATATAAATCTAATATTTCACCGGTTTCTACTTGAAAAGAATCTATTTCACCTGTTATTCTATAATATCCTTCACCATCTTCTTTGATAACTATATTTTTATTATTTAAAAAATCATTTACTACATAAGGTTTTTTATGTAAATATTTTTTAAAAGTTTTACCTTTAATTAAAAAATCTATATTTTGTTCTATAACAGCTATTTCTCCTGTTTTAGTTTGTTCAAAATAAAAATCACTTGTTACAGTTACATCATCAAAATAATTAAACAACTTAGCAAAACCTGCAGCCATAAACATATTTCTATCTTTAACTTTTTCACTTGTACCGTTTATATTAATGTTTTCATAATTAGAAATAAAAGCTGGTAAGTTTTCTGGAGCTACAGCTTCTACACCTACAATTGTATAACCAACTAATTTAACCATTTGATCTAATCTACTAAAATAGTTATCTATAAATCTTTTATCTTCTTTTATTTGTTCTTGAGACATGTTTTTAATGTCTAGACTTAATCTTGTTTGTCTTGCAATAACACCATCTAATGGTCTTTGTGCTTCTTCAATAAAGTTTTCTTTAGCTATTTCAGTTAAACTAGCGTCTTCATCTAAATTTATAGCAAGAGGGTAATTTAAAAAATCACGATATTTATTACTAGCATCAGTAAAAAAATCCATTTCTAAAGTTCTTCTAGATCTAGAAACGTTAACTAATCTATTTAGTTTTTCCGTATTTGCTTTGATTAATTTATTCATAATTTTAAATTATTTATGTCCCTGGAGTTAGCAATGCTGTAGCAAAATTAGTTATATTAGTACCCATTTGACCAACTGAACTTGCAGATGCCATAGATGCTGCTGCTTGGTTTGCTGCAAAACCTTGATACATAGAGTTATACATGTTAATATCTGCATTAGTTCTTGCTTCTTGTGCTTGGTATTGGAATATTTCACCCGCAATATCAGCATCTTGTACTCTTTGTCCTTGTTCTATTTGAACATCTTGAAACCTAGTAGTTGCCGCTACTCTTTGAGCTTGCGCAGCTTGTTCACCTTGAGCTTTCATTTGAGCATTTTGTGCTTCTTGTTTTTCTATACTAGCGGAAACTTGTTGTTTAGATTTTAAAGCAGCCATTGCTAAAGCTGTTGCTCCACCTGCACTAGCACCAGTTTGTTCTAGTGTTTCTAATGTATTAGCTAATGCAATATCAGATTCTTCAGCTTGCATTTCTGCAGCAGCAGTAGATACTTGAAGATTTTCAAAAGGATTAGTTATTTGACTAGCTAAGTCACTTGCTAAACCAGATAAATCTGTTACTCCAGCATAAGGATTAATTATACCTTGTCTGTCTTCTATAGCTTGATCCATGTTAGCTCTTGCCTCACGTTTTAAAGATCTTTGCCTACGCATTTCTCTATGCTGTTTCCCAGACGCTATTGCACTAAATACTGCCATTATTCTAAATTTTTAATTATTTCATAAGATGATTTAGTATCTACTGACCATCCTAATTTTTCGTGTGTTTCTCTTAAATGTTTACTTCTACCTATTGTAAACATATATTTTTTATTTTCTTTTCTACAAACTTGCTCAGACACGTTAATCAGCATCTCTATCGCGTCTTTTCTGTCACTTTCTTTATACTTGGGATTAGATACTATCCATTCAAGTAAAACCATTTCTGAGTTAGTAAAATATAAAAACCCTGCTACTACAGAAATATTATTTTTTTCAATTATTATACCACCAGTTCCATTATTTGGTAATAAATTTTTTGATGGAGGGGACCAACGCCACCACTTCCACCAATCTACTAACATGCTATAATCTTGCTCTGTTAGCTTTCTTGCATTAAATTTCATATAATTTATCTATTGTTGTAACTAGAACCAACGCTAAAAAGCTGAACAGGATCGGTGTCTGTAGCGTTATTTCCAGTTTTTAATCTTACATTTAAAAACATACCTTTAATACCGGTAGTTGCATTATTAATTAATACTTGTTGAGGTATATTAAATGAAGATCCTTTTAAAGCTGCATAATATACATTTTGTTTTCTATCAAAACCAGCTCTATATTGTACGTTTGTATTTGGATCTACATAATAACCATCATCATAATTAAGAATATCAATACCCGGATATGTAGCGTTTGTATTAGGTAGTGATGGGTCTTGTGGATTTGTATCTATACCAGTTTTATCTGTAGTTATATTTGTAGCTGACCAACCATTACTACCAGTATAACTAATAGTTTTAAAAGTTTTAGTAATAGTAGGTATTGGATTAAATACAAAATCTACTGAAGATCCATATTGTTTTCCGTAAAAATTGTTGTATAAATTACTACTATATTGTAACCATATTGCGTTATTTTTAAAGGTGTAATATTGACCTTGAGAACTAGTAGATAATTGAGGTGTATAGTCTTGGAAACTAACCCAACCATTTATTAAAGGATCAAAGTGTAAAGTTCTTAATCCACCTAATGTAACTACATAATTTTTTTGATATATGTCAAATCCTCCAGTTATTTCATTAGATAATGAAAGTGTAGTAACTGGTTCATTGCCACCAAGATTTTGCAATATATCTCTAAAATAATCTATCATACCATAATTAGATATTTCAGTGATTCCATTAGCGCCTAATTTTAACACAGCGCTTCTATCTCTATCTACAAAATATTTATTATAACCATATACAGCAAAAGATCCGGGATCTTGAGATATACCAAAATTACCTTCAAAAGCAGTAGGAGTTCCTATTACTAATCTACTATTCGCTTGTAATGGTTGACCTTCTTGAGTAAATATAACATCTTTATCTATTGGTGCTCTATTTACTTTACGCTCTTGTAGTATGATTAAATTAGTATTTTCTGCATATAGTTTTTGTATACTACCAGATGCTGGATCAACAGACCTTGTAATATCTTCACCAATAGGGAATTGATTAGTATTATTAATACCATTTTTAGCATTATAAACACCTGAATATATTAAAGCATTTTGTCTTGTAATTTGTTTACTTTCTTCTTCTACAATATAAGCTTTATTACCAAAATCAACACTAGTATTATTATAACCACCTTTTATTCTAGCTTCTTCTACAAACCAATCTTCATAAGAGTTGTTATTAATATATCCTGCACCTGTAACTAAATTAGGTGTACCTGTAGTTGTACCACCACTAGTACTAGTCACCGCGCCATCTTGTTCTCTTTTTTGTTCTTGAGCAAAGTTTTTTAATCTTTTTAACCAAAAGGTGTTAAAGTATGATACTTCTAATGTAGTTGCCATATATTATTATTACTCGTTTTATTAAATTATTACAGTGGTCCACTGCAGTCTGCACAAGGATTAGCAGTTACAGTACCACTATCAAAAAACTCTACTGTAACCGAAGGAGCTGTTGGATCTGTACCACACCCCGGACTACCAATATTTTGTACCCCATTAGTTCTAACTGCATATTCACCCGCTGTATTAAATTGAAAAGTAGCGCTGTCAGTAACTGATCCAGAACCAGATACTTCTAATAAAACAAAATTTCCAACAACCACAGAACTTGAATCTGTAGCTAATTGCCAAGGGTCAGTAGAAGAAGGTCTATATAGTATTGTAAAACGAGTAGCAAAATCTGTTGTAGTTGCTGTAACAGCTTTAGTTAATTTAACTACAACTGTCATTATTCCTTGAGTTAAAGAACCATTTGTAAAAGCTGGTGCTGGTCCAGGAAAACAATATAATGGAGCTACGTAAAAAGATAAAGCTTCTGATAAAACATTATAATATCTTAAAGCGCTTCCACCACTTGATGTTGTAGTATAACTAATACTTCCACTACCTGCAGATCCAGGTAGAGTAGATAAAAATGCATCGGTTTTACTTCCAGTTATTGTTCCATTTGAAACGGATTGGCTTACACCAAAAAATACTTCTAAAGGTAAACCAGTACCCGCTTGACACGAAGTGTCTAAAGCAGCCATAGCACTTGTTTCTCCAAAACAAATAGCTCTAGTAGTTTGAGGAGTACCTAAAGTAACAGTGTAGTTACATGTAGTGGATAAGCTTCCAACTGATGAAACGCAAGATGATGATGCATCTGTCAATGTAGCTTGGAATTCATAATC